GGTGTTTTATGTGTCCTGTGACCCTACTACCCTGGCGAGAGATACCGCAAAGCTCAGAGAGTCAGGCTACAAAATCTCTTCGGTAAAGGCTTTCGATATGTTTCCCCAGACATGGCACGTGGAGACGGTAGTATTGATGTCAAGAAATGGCTGAAAAGCCTTGAAATCAAGGGATTAAAAGACTGGTGAGTTCGTGAAAATGAGTGTCAAGAAAGCATGCTAATAAAAAATGGAGTCTGGAAAGGTATGGTTGTGTGTACAGGTTAGATAACAGGTATTTTTTCGCTCTTGAGACTGTACGTTAGATGTTTTTTGCTGCTGAGACAGTGAAATGGATGTTTTTTGAGGTGGAGCGTGTGGAGTAGATGTTATGAAAGCAAAAATAGGATTTGCAAGCGAGGAAAATTATGAATGTATATAATTTTTGGAAAGCCGTGCTGACGCAAGACGAGCAGACACTTAGGATGTACTTTCATGAAGACGCTTCTGTTAATTGGCATTGTACCAATGAGCACTTCAGTGTTGATGAGTTTTTAATTGCTAACTGTGAATATCCCGGTGATTGGGATGGGAAGGTTGAACGACTTGAAGTGCTGGATGACTTGCTCATAACGGTAACAAAGGTGTACTCTAAAGACAGGAGTGCACATTTTCATGTGGTATCGTTCATAAGAATAGCAGACGATAAAATCATTTCAATGGATGAGTATTGGGCAGATGATGACGTTGCTCCCCAATGGAGATTAGATAAACACATCGGCACGACGATCAAGTGCCAAGATTAAATTAATCAATAAAACTCCTAACAGAACATCAACCATCTGTCTGTTACCCATCAATCCTCACACAAGTACCCGTCTTGAAGGTCACCTCGATTGTTTCGTCGAGTACCAGTATTTTATCTACAAACTGTCTGACCAGTTTGTCTTCAAATTCTAAAGTCTCTACGTCCTGGGTTTGGATAAACTGCTCAATAGATTGTAGATTTTTCTTATGATTTTCTTTGCCGGCTTCTTCTTGAAGAACTCTTTCTTTCTCATCTTTTAGGGCGTAAATCTTTTCTGCCAAATCGTTGTACTCTTCTTTTGAGGAAGTGCGGGCGATAAGTTGAAGTTGAAGCTGATCCAACTCTTCCTCGATATCGAACAGGGAGCGACTGTTTTTTGCCCCCATGCCTTCTTCAATTGCTAGCATCAAACGGTTCAAGAATTCTTTCTTATCGGTAAGCATTTTCTTGAAGGAGGTCATGGTTGTGAGAATAAGATCATCTTCAGGAAGAGTCCTTGCGGTGCACTTAGTACCTCTATTTTCCAGCCGACTGACGCATCGCCAGACAATTGACTTTTTGCCTCGGTTGTTCCAATGAACCCGGCGAAAGATATCACCACAGTTTCCACAGACTACAATATTAGAAAAGCAATTGTTGGAGCTGTAGCTTCTTTTCACGCCGTTTTTACCTCGTTTTCCGCTTTGCCTTCGGAGCATTTCTTCCTGTACAGCATAAAAAATATTTTTGGGGATGATCGCTTCGTGATGATCTTCTACATAGTATTGGGGCACTTCACCTGTATTCTTAACTCTGTGTTTACTTAAAAAATCTACAGTGTAGGTTTTTTGTAAGAGGGCATCGCCTATGTATTTTTCATTTTGCAGGATTTTTCGAATGGTTGTATCATACCATTTTGTCTTTCCAGCACCCGTTAAAATGCCATCTTTTTCTAAGTTTTTAGCAATCGCATAGGGGGACTGTCCTTCCAAATACTCCCGATAAATACGGCGGATAATTTCTGCTTCTTCAGGAATGATGATGAGTCCTCCTTCTTCGTCTTTTCCATAACCCAAAAAACGATTATGGTTCACGAGGACTTTTCCTTGTTGGTAGCGGTATTGGAGCCCTAGTTTGACATTTTGTGAAAGGGACTGACTTTCCTGCTGAGCTAGGGAAGCCATGATAGTCAGAAGGACTTCTCCCTTAGAGTCCATGGTGTTAATAGACTCTTTCTCGAAATAGACGGGAATGTTCTTCTCCTTAAGCTTTCGGATGTAGCGAAGGCAGTCTAATGTGTTTCGGGCAAAGCGGGAGATGGATTTAGTAATGATGAAATCGATTTTTCCATCCATCGCATCCTCAATCATCCGTAGAAATTCCAGACGTTCTTTTGTACGGGTGCCGGATATTCCATCGTCGGCATAAATCCCGGCAAGAGTCCATCCTTCATGGTCGTTAATGTAGTCAGTATAGTGATTTATCTGTGCATCGTAGCTTAGGTTTTGCTCTTCCGTCTCCGTAGAGACACGACAGTAGGCTGCCACTCGGAGCTTTTCTTTTTCTCTGGATGAGTGATGCCTCTGTGGTTTTGCAGGTATGATCATCACGTTATTCTTTTTCATGTACTACCTCAATTCTTTCGTAAATAAGTGCCGCTTGCTCGTAGGGATCTTTTTTGCTCGCAGGCACCAGCGCTAGGTTAAATTTGGGAACTTTGTAAACAATTGGTTCCTTTTTGGTCTTTCTTGGTTTACTTCTTTGCTTAAGTTTTTTCTGTACGGCATGAAAACAATCGTTTTTAATAATTTGCGGATAGATACCTTGCCCCAGATAAATGGGATTTGATAGCATGCGTTTAATGGTGGGATGGGCAAAGCTTATTCCGGCTTTATTCCCCGCCTTTTGTAAGGAAGAAAGCTCTAAATAAGCTTGGTATAAGTTTTTTAGCACTCTTGCCTCATCCTCTTGGATGACGATCTTTCCGTTTTTGTAGCAGTAAGCATAAGGAACGGTTCGCATGTTAGAGAGCCTCCTTTAATATCAGTCCACATTTCAGGTAAAAGATGATGGTGGTTCTTTCATAAACCTCGGCGCTATCTATGAATCTCTCCCATATATCCTCATCAAAATCAGTGATCGATTCCTTCTTCTTTGCAAGCAGAAAGAGATCTTCCAATGCCGCTTGTTTTTCGTGAGTCTTTTTTCTCGTTTTTCTGAGTGTTTCCAATTCATTGGTTTTTCTCAGATGCTCTTGGAGCAATTCGGCTTTGACTTTTTGGAAGTTTTTCTCATTTAACAGCCCCTTTCCTTTTAACTCATCCGTGGCTTGAAGCTGTCCTGCGATATCTTGAAGATACATTTGTAATTCATTGATTTTTTCTTCTGCCTTTTGCTCCACTTCTTCCGCTTTAAGCTCAAGGAGAGGGCTTAAGATTTGTTCACTGGCGAACATTAGCTTATTTAGCATCGTGAGGAATGCCCACTGAATTTTTTGTTCTGCGATAGATGGCTGTGTGCAATGATCTTTTGATTTCAGATGCTCACTACAAGTCCAGTGAATGCTGGAATACTCTCCGCTGTAGTGGATTCTTCTTTTAAGATTTGCACCGCATTTTGCACAGCGGAGCATCCCGGTAAACGGATAGGTCTTATTACGCTGATTCTTTGTCTTTCTTCTCGCTTCAATTCTTTTTTGCGCTTGGTTAAAAAGCGTATCATTCACTATGGCCGGATGATGATTTTTTATGAGATATTGTGCTTTTTCGCCCTGGTTTCGATGTCTGCGAAAATGCTCATCGGTATAGGTCTTTTGACACAAAAGATCTCCGGTGTAGAATTCGTTTTTCAAAATTCCAAGGATAGTAGAATCCGACCAAGCTCTATTTCGAGGTGAAGGGATGCTTTGCTGGTTTAGCTCTTTTGCAATACGAAAGCTGCCTTTTCCATTAATACTTAATTGGTAGATGGTATGAACAATCTCCGCTTCTTTGGGAACAACCTTGATTTCGTTATCTACATAACAGTACCCATAAGGTAAATAGCCGGGAAGATAGGTGCCATTTTTAAACTTTTTCTCAATAGACCACTTGATATTTTGAGAAGTGGATCGGCTTTCATCTTCAGCAAGACTTGCCACAATGGAAAGGATCAATTCACTTTCCAACGAAGAAGTATCGATATTTTCTTTTTCAAATCTGACAAATACACCGAGTTTGGTTAGCTCTCGGATGAGCGTTAAGGTATCCACCGTATTCCTTGCAAAACGAGATAAGGACTTGGCTAAGATGAGATCAATTTTCCCGGAACGTGCATCCGCCATCATTTCTTTTAGTCCGAACCTGCGATCTGTCTTCGTCCCACTGATGCCTTCGTCCGAGTAAATTCCTACAAACGTCCAGGAAGGATTGGCTTGAATTAAGGATTGATAATGCTTCTTTTGGGCTTGAAAGCTATCCAGCTGATCCGGACTGTCTGTAGATACTCGGACATAGGCACAGACACGAAGAATCTTTATTTTGGACACGCTTTGTTCTATTTTCTTAATCACTGTCTCAACCTCCTTTCGTCACTGTATGTTTGCTCTAAAAGCCACGAATAGCAAGGCTTTTAGGCCATATCTCTGCTAAATAGGGAGGAAATTGTTGTCGGATATTTTCCTCGATCGTTTCCTCTTCTTCATCAGAAATTAGGCCGATATTCTTCATTTCTAGAACAAGATGAATAGCCCTTCGATAGTCCAGTTCTGCCTGTATTTGTTCGTGGGAAAGCGGGTTCTTATTCATAGAAGACCTCCGCTTTTTCTTTCAGCCACTCAGCCGCACAGGATTTGCAATAGACACAGGTTGTATGAAGATCGGTATCTTCTTCTTTCAAAACGTCACTTAGGTTTACCTGGATTTCTTTTCCGCATTTAGGGCAAATGGAGTAGACGTTTTTATCAGATAGACGGGTGATAACCTTACTGTTTTCTGAAAGCGTCAATTTGGTATAAAACATGATCTGTCCTCCGTTTTTTGTGATAGGGAAAACTCCCTTCACTTCCCCCTTGGACAGATCAGCTGTTTTTGGGCAATTAATCTTTCTGATAAAACGAACAAGTAAATCCATCCGCATCAAGCTTTAAACCATTAGCCCATTTTGGTGTCTTGCTCATCTGGTCGCACACAGCCTGTACCGACATGTGAGGATCGGCTTCAATCACGATCTCATCGTGAACATGCATGACAATGTCGGAGTATTTAAAAGTCATAAGGGCACTGCATAAGATGTCCCTGGAAATAGCCTGCACGATGTTTTCGACAAGCTTTGCGCCGTAGGTTTCAATTCGTTCCCAGCGCTTACCCGTTCCTACGCCTTCATAGGTGATGGACTCACCGCCGAAGCGGTTTTCTTCAATGCGGGGTTTTGCATAGAAAAGCTCTCGACCGGACGGAAGGGTGATGATGAGCATGCCGGACTCATAGCGAAAGCGGATATTTTTAACTTCCTTTTTCTTAGAACGTTCTCTGACAGTAGCTATAGCTACCCGGTCAATGTCCTGCCAGAGCATGACAATATTAGGGTTCGTCGCACGCCAGGCACTTACCAAGTTCGGCAGCTCCTCTTCCAAAAGCCCCATCTCAAGGGCACCCATCGCTTTCAAGGCTCCGACTGAGCCGCCGTAGCCGCAGGCGAGTTCCGCTATCTTTCCTTTTTGCCTGAGATGTGCATTCACACCGTGTTTTTCTACAGGAACACCGAACATCTCACTTGCCGACCTGCAGTAGATATCACCACCCTCAGAGAAAAGTGCCATCCGCCATGTTTCTTCCGCCAGCCAGGCGAGGACTCTGGCTTCAATGGCTGAGTAATCAGCGACAAGAAAAATGCGTCCTTTTTTCGGAATAAAGGCGGTGCGGATAAGTTCTGATAAGACTTGCGGGATGGAGTCAAAGAGCAGACTTAAGGATTTAAGGTCACCATCTTTGACCAGCTTTCTTGCCAGCTCCAAATCTCCCATCTTATTTCTCGGGAGATTTTGAACTTGAATGAGCCTTCCTGAAAAGCGGCCGGTGCGGTTGGCCCCATAGAATTGCAAAAGCCCCCTGGCACGGCCGTCGCGACAGACACAGTCTCTCATCGCTTCATATTTCTTAACGCTGGACTTGGCCAGCTCCTGCCTGGTTTCAAGAACCTCTTTGACATCGCCTGAAGCATCTTTAAGGAGTTCTTTTACTGCCTTTTTATCAAGAGATTCTGTTGGGATACCCTTTGATAAAAGCCACTCTTTCAGCTGCAGGACAGAATTGGGATTTTCAAGCCCGGTGATTCTTCTCAGTTTTGCCATGCTTTCTTCACGCACGGCTTCATTCATCCGGATAGCATTCTGAGCGAGGTCTTTATCCAGCAAAATGCCGAGGTCATTTATTTCCTGATCTCTGTGATAAATTTCCCATTCCTGATCCGGCATAGGAAAACGGGAAAGCTTATCGTGGATGAGAAGTTCCGTTTCCACATCTCGTTTGTTATAGGATTTGTAAAGTTCCCACTTTTCCGGATCGTGTGAGGGCAGGTTTCTTGTTCTGCCGCCATTTGTTCGAGTTGCTTTACAGGGAAGAGAAAAATAGCGGATGAGATCTTTCCCGGTCTTTAGCTTTTGTTTATCCAGTCCTAAAACCTCACCGACCCCTTCCAAAGATAAGGGAAGCCCCAGATAAGCAGACCAGGCCATATCGCAGTACCAGGACTTAGGAGATAGGTAATGCAGGTACTCAGGATCGTGGCCAAAGGGTAGCGGCTTTTCTAACACATAGCCTTGTCTTTTCAGCCATTCCGAGATACAAACCCGCTCAAACTGAGCGTTAAAAGCCCACTTGATGACATCATCTGAAAGAAAGGCATGGATAAGCTCATCCGGCACCTTTTCACCCTGAGCGAGGTCAATCGTCTTTATCTCTCCTCCGTCGATGGCATAAGAAAGAAGCAAAATTTCAAAGTCCGGCTCCTCGACATACCTGAAAACTCCTGTTTTTCTTAAATCGGCAGAGGAAAAAGTTTCAATGTCTAAGCATATTGTTTTCATTTATTCCCTCCATAGAGAGAAAGGGCGGAGCCTTTGACCCCGCCCTCCCGTCATCAGTTTTTCTTTTGCCTTTTTGCCTGTCTCCATACTGCTTTGCAAAACCTGTAGACAAGGTAGAAAGGTAAGAAGGCTAGTGTTCCGGCCAAAAGCGTTGCTGTGAAAAGCTGATAGAGCTGAGAAAAGTATTCGCAAAACATGAGACTTCCTCCTTAGCTCAAGAAGTCATCTTCTTCAGCAAAATCAGCAAAGTCATCTTCTGCGCTGGTGCGGCTTCCCAAGGGTTCTCCGTCACGGATTTTCTGCAGGTTATTTAAGCCACAGGCGATTCCTCGATTGCCGTTGGAGTTGAAGGCGTAGAAGTTGATCGACGCTCTGCCGTAGACTCCGCTGTAGACTTCAGAGCGGGTCAGAATCGGCTGCACATTGGCATCGACAATACCCGGCTGAGTGGTTGAGTTGGCGTTGAGAAAGAAGCTGTTTGCGTAGGCTTCGTCATCCGGACGCTCCGTATCACCGTCACGAAGCGGTGTCTTGATGGACTCAAGCGGCGGAACAGAGCGGCTGTTGCCTTTCAGTTTCGATTCGCCTTCCTTGTAGGCGGCCTGAATCGCTTTCTTGATGGCTTCAATGGTTTTCTTGTCGCTTTTTGGAATGATGAGAGATACCGAGAATTTCGGCACTCCACCGTTGATGGATTTTGGCTCCCACACATTGGCGTAGGACCAGCGAGTGTCTTTACCTGTAATTACCTTCATTGGATTCTTAGTCATGGATCGTTTCCTCCTTAAAATCATCAAATATGTTTGTCATTTCCGGTCTTTTATCGCTTTCCGGTACAAGCGTCGGTTTGCCCTGAGGCTTAATCACGAGATCTCCCAAGAGATCGCTGAACTGTTTCCTGCCGAGAAGCTGAGTCATGGCAGTGATGCCTAAGACCTTCTTTTCATAAGGGTCAAAGCCTGCCTGCTTAACCGTCTCGGCGACTTTTGCTTCATCGCTGTACTTGCGGTTTGACCTGCCCTCGACGAGCTTGAATCCCGCCCATTTCTTACCGGATTTGGCAGCTGTCAAGGCATAGTCTTTGATGTCTTTGGCCCATGCGGAAAGCTCGTCAAGTTTGTCTAGGACAGACTCGATTTCCTCATCAGTCAGGAGCGGTGACCTGGCAAAGTCATACTTAGCCAGTTCAAGATTGGCACTTGCTCGCTCTGCACAGGTCGCTTTTACCTTGCAGAACTGACACCAGCTGCCGGCAGCAAAGTCGCCCTTTCCCTCAAAGGCCAGTGTGGCGATGGGCTTTACGGTCTCTTCAGCCCATAGGTAGAGTTCTTCTTTTGGCAAAGTAAAGCTTGAGATATTGTCTCTTCTCGGCTGAAAGATAGTCATTTTGACTTCGTCAAAATCGTAGATGCTGTCATAGAGTAAGCTTGCCGCCAGGCCGTAGAGCATAAGCTGGGGATTTCGCTCCGCTTCGACCAGCACCCCTGTTCCGTACTTAAAATCCCAGAGATAGAGCGTATCGTCAGCGATGATGATACAGTCCGCTGTGCCAAAGCCCTCCGGCACGATGTCAGAAAAATCGAGCCTTTGCTCAATCAGGACAATCGGGTCGGCGGTGGTTTGCTTTATTCCTTCAAGGCTCTCCATAATATGGTCGGCATAGAAGGCTGCTGCATCGTCCATTTCTTTTGAGTAGTAGGAGAGGTTTTCCGTCGGGTCATCCGCTTTCATGCCGAGAGCAGATTTCAGCTTGTATTCCGCAAGCTCGTGTGCCGCTGAACCTTCTAAGGCATAGGGCGATGCTTCGTCTCTGACCTTTGCGTTCAGCCTTGCCGAGGGCGGGCAGTGAAGCCACCTGTAGGAAGAAGAAGCGGATAATATGGCATGTGCCGTCATTTCTTTAATCCCTCCACTTCCTTTAGCAAGGCTTCGTAGTGCCCCGGTTCTACCGCTGAGAGTTTCTCCGCACCGTACATTTCAATCAGTGCCTTAATCTCCTTAGTGAAACCTTCCTGCGACTTTTTGGCGAGAACGGCTCTGATATCGGACAGACTGAGTTCGGGTTTTGTAGGCTTCTCCGGAGCCACAGGCTTGTCGCTCTCGAGTGCCGATGCCAATGTGCCAAGGCTATCCGCCAAAGCGTGCATATCATCAACAATGTCTTTTAGTAACTTGATTCTGCTCATGAGACACCTCCTTCGAGTAGAAGACGGAATGTCTCACGGCCTTTCGGCGTAATCAGTGTCTGATAGCCTTTCCAGTCGGTTTTCTCGTTGAAACACTCCTTGATTTCAAAAAGACCGTCATTTTTCTCGGCGTAAGGAAAGAGCGTGCCTTTCGCATCCCTGTAGATGTAGCCGTGGCTCAGGAGATAGTCGATAAACTCCTTTTGCTTTACACCGAGAGCCTTTGCTGTGTTTCGGAAATTAGAGAGCAGGTTTCTGTCCACCAACTCATCAAAGTAATCCGCCTTAGGCTGCATGACCGTGTTTTGAACGGTGAGTTCCGAATTTCGGATGAAAAGGACATCACGTTCTTCTCTTGCTTTTTTGAGTTCCGTTGCCAGCTGAATTAAGGTGTCCGGATTAAGAAGTACTTCTTCCAACTTCGCAGGAGTCAAGTAGGCTCCGTGTTTTCGAATGTCCGGCAGCACCTCATGGGTGATCCAGCGTTTGAAGGTTTTCGCTTCAGGTTTTCGGCTGGCCAGGATCAGGTTATATAAACCGTACTCATTGATGCAGTTGGTCATTCCCTGACGACCTAGATTGAATCTAGACCGTTCGTCATCATCCAGGCGCTTAACAGCATCAGTTGTGTTTTTGATATCCAGTGCATCGCAAATATCCGTTGCGACAAACCAGATATCTCCGTCTTTTGTCAGTGTTCGGATTTTTCCGAACTGTTCGTGTTCATAGATTTGCATTTGCTCCATACTTGGCCTCCTTTCTCTTACTCATGAGTTCTTGTGCTAATCTTTTTGACATGATGCTGATGGTGATAAGTAGTCCAATCAGCTGTTTGTCATCCGGGTCTCTTGCTCGTTTCATTGGCGTTCCTCCTATCCGAAGGGCAGGTATCGTTTGTCCCTTCACCCTCCCCTTGGACAAGAGGAGGGATTTTGGGCAAACGAAATTTAAGAAAGTTTTTAATTGGCTAGAACCAGTCACTTAATTTCTCTATCAGGGTTTTGAAAATGACCGATTTTCGATAGTTCACGGTTTTTCTCGGACAGTCGATTTCAGATGCGATAGCTCGTTCACCAAGACCTTCCATAAACAGTCGGGTTATTTCCCGGTCACGGGGAGACAAACTTTGAATTGCAGCATGGACAGCTTCTTTGAATGCTTTTTCTTCCAGTTCTTCAGATAAATCTGATTCATCTGCGATTAGGTCGATAAGCGTACTCATATCCTTGCTTCCACCTGCAACTTCCACATCCAGTGAAAGAAATTCTCCTTTTTTGTGATAAGGGCAGACATCGCAGTCAGCAGCACACTTCCAAAAGAGATGTTTGGGGCAGAAGCAGCGACCAGCCCTCTGTTCCTGCTTTCGGATTCGATTGATGCTTTGATTTAGTTCCTGATAGATTTCTTCACTGACCGGGATAAGGTCGACGCTATAGGGGTCGTCCGGTTTTCTTAACGGGTAGTAGCGCTGTTTCTTGGATTGACTTTGTTTGTCTAAATTTTTCATCTTTTGTCCTTTCCGCCGTCCGGAAGAAAGGGCAAAGGAATATAGAAAAGGTCCCGTGCGATTCAGTACACGAGACCTTTAGAGCCGAAAAATGGGCACAGAAAAGAAAGGTACTGAAATCGCCATTGCTGCTGAATGCAGTGTTTTGACGTTTTCTGTATCCTCTGCCTTTCCGTGCACAGATCGGCTTTAGATAATTTTTAGGTTAATTACGACTTTGGCAATGCAGGCTGTTCAGTTAAGGGCTGTCTCTGCACTGCCAGGTGAAATTACTTGCGCTTAGGCTTGGTTTGCGATAAAGCGCTGCCTGCCACAGACTTTGACTTCTTGCTGTAGCGTCCGTCTCGCAAAATGCGAGAGGCTTTACGAGCAATTTTTCTTGAGGTCTGCTTCGAGTTTCGCTTGGCCATACTTGTCACCTCCTTTTCTTTGCGTTAATTATTTCGCGTTCGCAAAATAATATTGGCAATTTGTCGATTTTCGAGGTATAATAAATCTGTGTTTGTATCACACCTCGAGTGCAAGTACAGGTTACAAAAAGTGGGTTAGTTTGCTCGAGACAGAATAAGACACGACGATAATCTGGATTATCGTCTGATTACCAGAAAGGAGGCAGGTCATGACACTCAGTGAATTTATCCGCTTGATGTACGGATATATTGGTTATAAAAAAGGGAAAGCGGATTTTGTTGAGTACCTGTTTTCTTTGTTTGTAAGGGAGCCTGTAACTCAGGAAGAACTGCAAGATGACGAAGTCGACAAATTTAACCCTATGTCTGGATTAACCGGCGATTACTATAGAAAAATCTTCAGAGGAGAATCAGGTATCCAACTTAATGCGGCTCAACTACATCGGTTACAAAGCAAAACAAAATTCATAGATGAACTTGACGCATTAAGTTATGACGCTCGAGAAAGTTTAATAAAAGATTTATCGAATTTAGGATTTGTCACTACTGATGAACTTTTAGATGAATATTGTGCTGATATTTTCCTGATGATTATCAAGTATGCACCTGATGGAAAAAAGAAAATCACGCCTGAAGTGATTCCAGTGCGTGATGGAAGCGGCATGATTTTAGCTCCAGCCATTGGTATGAGTGCGTATATAAAAGATGGAAAACTTTATATCAATGGAGAAGTGCTGGATCTTCCTCCAGCGCTTAATGCACCTGACACTATTCAGGCGGATGAACAGCCATATGTTTCTGCTCTTTTTGAGGCGTATTCTGAAGTCTTGGATAGGGAAATTAAGCCTAGTGAAATCGAATCTCTGACTAATAGATATAAACGTGATTTTGATCAGCAAAGAAAAGCGTATTACAGTATCGAGTCAATCGTTCGAGGATTTCGGGATGTTTACGATGAATCGGATAAACAGGTACAAATATTAAAAGAGGAAGTTTACGAAGGAATCTATGAAGTGTATATGGGTGATTATGAAAACGGATGTGAGCGTTTGCGTCAGGTTCTAATCAAAATCACAAGCACAACACTTGATAAATCTACTCTTTCACACATTAAAAATTTGATTGGAAATTTAGAAAAGAAAGGGCTTTGTCATCTTCTTGTAAATGACAATGTCATACATTCATGGGTGAACATCGATGAGTAACATTTACAGTAACCCCATTGATACAGCATTTAGATTACTTTTAGTTTTGTACAATCATGAAACTGACAAGCTGACAGAAATGCGACTACTATCTCTAGATTTCATCGCTACCTTTGGTCGTTCTTTCCAGATAACAGAATCCAGTTTGCATGGTGAAAGTCCCCTGAATTTAGCTGAGCTTCCGGCAAGAAAAGCGCTTGTAAACAAAGCACTGAAATATCTAGTGACACATGACCTAGTGAGAGTCTTTGATACAAAAACGGGATTTTGCTTTGTGATTAATGAAGCTGGAAAAAGACTTGTAAATGCTTTGGAAAGCCGATACGCAATAGAATATTCTGCTGCTGTTCAGGCGGCTGAACAGAAATATTCAGCAAAGACTGATGAAGAGCTTATGGTTATGGTGCAAGAACAGTGGCAGCTCCAAGAGGAGGCTAACAGATAATGAAAAAGTTTCACATTAAAAAAATATTGGTATCTGGTGCCGGGCACGAAGATGCTGTCATAACTTTCTCCAAAGGTTTAAATGTTATTTCAGGTCCATCTAATACCGGGAAATCTTGCGTTCTTCGTTGCATTTACTACTGCTTTGGAGGACAGGAGAAACCATTTGACGATTCATTTGGATATACAACCATCAAATTGTTTATTGAAGCTGATGATGGAGAGTTGATAATCAGTAGAGAGCTTTCTTCTAATAAAGCTGAGGTTACGAGCAACGTTGATTATATAAATAGTGATACCTATTTTGCCGGAACGGGCAAATCAAAATTACAGCCACTAAGTGAGATGTTTCTTTCTTTGATTGGCATAGATGAACCTCCTCAGGTATTTAAAAATAAGCGTTTCGAGACAAATACCATGAGTTGGCGTATGATCTCTCCTCTCTACTATTTGGATGAGGATAAAGTTGGAACGAAACAATCAGTTTTGCTTCCCGAACAGAATACTGCCAGAACTTCATTTCTCTCTTCGTTAATATTTCTATTGCATGGTAAATCCTCAAATAATGAAGACGCTGTAGATTCAAAGGAAGTAAAAACTGCCAAACTACAGGCAATTCAGGAGTATGCACATGCCGGTATTGAGAAAATCAATGCTCGTTTAAATCAATTAGAAGAGTTTTTGAGTAAATTCCAAGATATTAATATCGAAGGCCACATATCTTCAATATTAGAAGATCTCCAATTAACAGAACAGAAATTTGTAGAAGCCTCTAATACTAGCTCTGCTCTCTATGCTAATTTAGATGAGCTAAAGCAGAAACAGGCAGCTGATAATGTTCTTTTTTCAAGATATGAAGATTTAAGAACACAGCTAATTTCAGATCTTAATCGTCTGTCATTCATCCATAACGGTGAAATGGTCGTCCAGTCGATTGACAAGCCATCGCAATGTCCGTTTTGCGACGCACCGCTTACTGCAGATCATGCAAAAGGCCATAAGGAAAGCCTGGAAGCGGAGCTTGCTAAAGTTGTAACTCAGCTCAATGGTCTGGAGGGTACTTTATCTGCACTAAAAGACGAAATGGATGCAGATAATTTAAGCGTAAGTGAATTACAACAAAAAATAAGCAGCATTCAAGCTCTTATCAACAAGAAACTTGCCCCGAGCCTGAGCGAGCTGAAAGGCCAATATCAGGACTTAAAAAACATAGTAGAACTCAGAAAGGAAAAAGCTGTATTGGAACAAGTTCGCAACGCTTGGCACGATGAAATTAATGACTGGCTCGATAAAAGTGAGAAGAGAGAAGCTGAATATCATCCAAAAGATATTTTAGGGATTGATTTTAGCAAGGGAATGACAGACATAGCAAAAACGATTCTAAAAGAAACGTGCTATTCAGATCTTGAAACTGCACGATTTAAGATGACTTCTTTTGACTTAGATGTAAATGGAGCGCCAAAGAGTACCTTTCAAGGTAAGGGATATAGAGCCTTTATAAACACGGTTCAGTTATTAACAATGCGACGCTACCTATTAGAAAAAGCTAAATACGCTCCTGGCATCCTTCTGATCGACACTCCCTTTTTAGGATTGGATGAAGGTATTTCAGAAGAAAATATTTCAGACAGTATGAAGATTGGAATGTTTACTTACTTTATGCAACATCAGGATGAGGGGCAGTTAATCGTTGTAGAAAACACTGAACATACACCGGATCTTGATTATGAGGCAGCAGGTGCAGAATTGATAACATTTACGAAAAATCCAGAGTATGGTCGCTACGGATTTTTGCCCAATATACGTTAGGAGAAGAGACATGTATTTTTGCTACAACAAGCTTTGGAAAATATTAATCGACCGCGGAATGAAAAAACAGGAACTGAGCCGAATTAGCAATGTGAGCTCCACCTCTTTAGCAAAATTAGCAAAGGGAGAAAATGTCACAACAGACATTCTTCTGCGTATCTGCAAAGCATTAGATGTTGAACTAAACGATATTGTAGAGACGGTGCGCAAAGACGCACCAGACGAGGAAACCGAAAGATGAGCATGACCTTTGATATTAATGAACAAGCATTGCTCGAGAGGAATCCGGATGTACTTAAATCTCTTCTTGCTGATAGAACAACGAATAGGAATATTATTTGGGGTACAGATGATTATTGTCATCTAGGTGAAAGCTATGCGGCGGATCAACCGATCTTAGTTCATTCTATAACCGGTCTTAACACAGGAGTGATTCAGCCGAGAATTGCAAAGTCACAAGAGCAAAGAGGTGTACGGACAAAGGAAAAAGCAGAAGTTTTCACGCCTACATGGCTTTGCAATACACAAAATAATTTAATTGATGAGGCTTGGTTTGGCAGAGCTCGTGTTTTCAATACTGAGCTGGAGAAAAGTTGGGAAACTAACAGACAGAAAATCATATTTCCTCCGGATAAAAATAGAGACTGGAAGCACTATATCGACGAAAGGCGTTTAGAAATCGCATGTGGTGAGGCGCCATATCTGGTTAGTCGATATGATGTTACGACAGGGACACCCATACCACTTAAAGATCGGATAGGGTTACTTGATAGAAAATTACGTATCGTCAATGAGAATGCAGAGAATGAAGATGAATGGTTAAAATGGGCTGAAAGAGCTGTCCAGAGTATTTATGGCTTTGAATTTCAAGGAGATAATCTGCTTATTGCAAGGGAAAATGTTTTATTTACTTACGTAGATTATCGTGAGTCATTCTTAAACTCTCCAATTCCTTCAAATGAATTATCAAGAATCGCTCGTATTGTTTCTTGGAATTTATGGCAGATGGATGCATTAACGTACACCATACCATATCAACGGGTAAAGAATCAGTTTACGCAAATGAGCCTTTTTGATCTGATAGAGCCTGATCCAACAAATGAAGATAATGATTCATCAACTTATTGCGTAATTAAGGATTGGAGATCGAAGAAAAAAATTGAATTTAAAAGTTTGTTGGAGGAGGCCAAAAGATGAAAAATGCCGTGCAGAATATAGATTTATTGGATCAAATTATTGTTGGGAGAGTAACACCGCATATATATGCCTTTACAACAAACACTGTTCCTAATTATTTAAAGGTTGGGGACACTTATAGAGCCGTTGCTACGCGGCTTGAAGAGTGGAGCCGCTATTTTCCTGAACTCAAAAAGGAATATGCCGAAAAGGCAACGATTGATGAAAATGTATATTTTAGAGATTTTGCAGTCCATCAATTTTTGGAGGAAGATCTACAAAAGCATCGCTTAGAACCGTTTGATTTACCCGAGGGTATTTATTTTAGTCGTGAGTTTTTCGAACACGCAAGTGCTGATGATGTTCGAGAAGCGGTACAAGACATTGAAAATCAGTATAAAAAAAACAGCGGTAAATATGTGTATTACGATGCTGAGAAAAGGCTACCTGAGAGTTATCACTACGAACGTGGGCCAGCTTGGGAATTGAGACCTAATCAGAAAGAAGCGGTCGATAATTTTTTGATGGCTGTCAATAACGGGCGCACTAACCTTCTCATGTATGCAGTCATGAGGTTTGGTAAATCTTTTACATCATTGTGCTGTGCAAAAGAAATTAATGCCCAAACAATACTTATTGTTTCTGCTAAAGCAGATGTCCGCGAAGAGTGGAAAAAAACTGTCGAAAGTGCCGGAAACTTTTCTGATTTTGTATTTTTGGCTTCTGATGATCTACTTCGAGATGAGCAGGCAATTAAAAATGTCCATGATTCAGATAAAACGGCGGTCCTCTTTCTGACTCTTCAAGATTTACAGGGTGATGAAATTAAGGACAAACATCGGGAGGTTTTTGCTAATCAAATTGATTTGCTCATTGTGGATGAGACGCATTTTGGAGCCAGAGCTGAGGAATATGGAAAAGTTCTGAAAAATGCCGGTCAGCCCACCGATGACAAAAGGTCTTTAATAAAGGGCGAAGATGACAGCATTCATCTGAATGACGCGGAAGAACAGCTGAAGATTTTAAACGCTAAAATTCGCTTACATCTTTCCGGCACACCTTATCGAATATTGATGGGAAGCGAGTTTGAACCGGAAGATATCATATCTTTTGTACAGTTTGCGGATATAGTTCATGAACAGGAAGAGTGGGATGGAGAAAACTTAGCTAAAGACGATATAAATGAATGGGATAATCCATATTATGGCTTTCCTCAAATGATTCGATTTGCGTTTAATCCGAACGCATCTTCAATTAAAAAGATGGAGGAACTCAAAAAATCCGGCGTCAGCTATGCTTTTTCAGCCCTCCTTGAGCCATGTTCGATAAAGAAAGACAATCAGCATGCTCAGCATAAGCAGTTTATTCATGAAAAAGAAATTTCTGATTTACTACAGGTGATTGATGGTTCAAAGTCCGATGATGAAGTTTTAGGTTTCCTTGATTACGATAAGATAAAAGACGGTAAAATGTGTCGGCACATTGTCATGGTGCTGCCTTATTGTGCTTCTTGTGATGCTATGGAGGAATTGATAAAGAAAAATCAAGAACACTTTCTCAATCTTAATCAATACGAAATCATTAATATATCAGGTGTTGAGGGTGGAAGAAAATTTCCAAATCCAAATTCAGTAAAACTTAAAATCCGAGAGTGCGAAGCTGAAAATAAAAAGACATTGACCCTTACAGTAAATCGTATGCTCACAGGAAGCACTGTGGAGCAATGGGATACCATGATTTACTTGAAGGATACTTCATCACCTCAGGAATATGATCAAGCCATTTTCAGGTTGCAAAATCAGTACACAAGAGAACTTGTCGGTGAGGATAGCGTCATTAAAGAAAATCTTAAACCACAGACTTTGCTCGTGGACTTTGACCCTTATCGACTTTTTTATATGCAAGAGCAAAAATCCCTTATTTATAACGTAAACACTGAGGAGAATGGTAATAGCAAGCTCAAAGAGAGGCTGGATGAAGAACTGCGTATTTCTCCAATCATCACTTTGAATAAAAATAAGATCAAGCAGGTTGAAGCAATAAACATTCTCGAGATTGTTGGTGACTACAACAATAAGCGCAGTATTTTGGACGAAGTAAAAGACATTCCGGTTGATTTGAATATGCTAGATGATGTGCTTATTTACAACACCATCAAGCAGCAAGCGGAATTTCAGTCAAAGGGTGGCTTGAGCTTCAAGCCCTATGAAGGTGAAGGCGATGATATAGATGATGACACTACGGATCAGGGGAACGAAAGTGCAAAATCAGCCAAAGAATCAAAACATGATCCAAACCAGCAAGAAGACGAAGGACTTGATGTAGAAAGACAGGTACAGACATATTATCAGAGGATTCTCTGCTTTGCTTTTTTAACTAAGAATCGAGTCAATTCTCTTACTGAAATCGTTGATGTTATAGATGACGGTGAAAATATTAGACTGGCAAAAAATATGGGATTAAACAAAGGCGTTTTAGAAAGAATGTCTGAAAAGATCAATCCCTTTATGCTGAGTAAACTTGATTATAAGATACAGAATATTTCTCTCCTCGCTAACGATGAGAGCTTACTCCCCATCGAAAGAGCTTTGACATCATTGAAGAAATTCCCTCGTTTATCAGAGTCGGAAGTCATGACGCCCGCTAATATTGCGGAAGATATGGTAGGCATGATACCAGATGATTCCCTAAGAACGATGATCGAAAAGGATGAAAAAATCTTAGACATAGCAAGCAAGGCGGGCGAATTTGCCGTTGCTATTTATAAGCGTTTGACGGATAAGCTTGGCTTTTCTATGGATAAGATCAAAAATACGATGTACTCAATACCAACATCGACAATAGCCTATGAGTTCACTAGACGATTTTACGAGATTCTCGGCTTTGATGTTAAAAACATTGCCAAGAAATTTACTTCGTATGATCTGTTAGATGTGAAGGATGAAGAAGACATAATTGACTATGAGAGAGTAGCACTATTACTCAAACAAACAGGTAACTTTGCAGATAGAGTTTTACAGGATGAAATAATACAAGGAGAAGATTACGTGAAATTTGGAGCAGTTGTGGGAAATCCACCTTATCAAGAAAATATTAGTGCAGAAATTGCCAACACCTCGCTTTCAAAACAGTTATTCCCACGTTTTGTAAAAATGGCAATGAGCACAGCCGATAGATACTCTTCTCTGGTTATACCAGCTAGGTGGTTTACAGGGGATGCACAAGATAAATCTTTTTTGCGACTCAGAGAATACATTAGGAGCAATAACATAATTTCCGAACTGCATTATTTTGAGGAGGCTAAAGAGGTATTTGATTCTGTGGAGATCAAAGGAGGAATATGTTATTTTCTTGCTTCTTCTAACCATAATGGGAATATGGATTTTTATTCGCACGTTAATGGAACAGTTACCGCTGTTAACAGGCCCCTATTTATTGACGATTTAGATGTTGTATTAACTGACTCTATATATGTGTCAGTCTACAAAAAAGTTGTAACGGACGACTTTGTTCCACTTACAATAATGACAAAGGGCAGAAACGCCTTTGGAATTATTGGGAAACCATCTGTTGTAAATGCCATCTCGTCATCAGAGAAGACTGAAGAGGCATGCGAATTGAGGTGCAAGGCAAATGAGATAAGATATATTACCGAAGATAAAGTCACAAAAAACATTGATTTATTTCTAAATAAATATAAAGTGTTTATATCTAAATCTGCAGGTGCGCCAAATACAGATCGTAAAGTTATAGGACAACCATACTTGGGAAAGAAAAGAAGTGCCTGTACTGACTCATTAATTCCAATTGGGGAATTCGATAGTATTGAAGAAGCACAAAACTTATTAAAATATTTATGCACAAAATTTCTTCGATTTATGGTGTCTATTGTTAAGTCATCGCAAAATGTAACACAGATTGTGTATCGTTTCGTCCCAGCACAAGACTTTACAAGCTCTTCAGACATTAATTGGGCTGAGTCAATCGGCAATCTTGATGAGCAATTATATAAAAAATATGGTCTGACTAGAGAAGAGGTTAAACATATTGAATCTTCAGTAACAAGTATGCAGGTTGATAATTGAGGTTTTAGTCGTGAAGCAAGGTAAAAATATCAATTTATTCCTAATGGATGGCGAGGCCTCCGGCCGCATCAAGTGTACACTTGCCAATTGGACCGGCATCGCATACAAAATTCCGCGCACTATGCTGGATAAAGCAAGAGATATTTCCTATTTGGATCAAACGGGTGTTTATTTCCTCTTCGGCACAACTGAGACTGCAGGAGATCCTGTCGTTTACGTTGGCCAAGCTGGAATAAGAAAAAATGGTCGCGGTATACTTTGTCGTTTGGACGAACATAGGCGTGACAGTGAAATGGACTACTGGACGGAAGCTGTAGCCTTTACCACTTCGAACAATTCTTTCGGTCCTACGGAAATTAGCTATCTTGAAAATCGTTTCTGTAATATGGCAAAGGAAGCTAAGCGATACTTTGTGAAAAACAGCAATGACCCAAGTCCTGGAAATATCACCGAGGAAAAAGAAAGCGAGCTGGAAGAGTTTATTGTTTATGCAAAACTTGTGATGGGAGCACTAGGTTACAAAATCTTTGAGCCTCTGGTAGTGAGAAAACAGCAAATTGAGGCTACTGAAAAAACTGATGAACAGCCGCTATTGTTCTTCAAAACTCAAAAAGCGGATGCCTCCGGGAAAAGAACATCGGAGGGGTTTGTGGTCATGACCGGAAGCACTATTTCTTTAACAACAACTAAAAGCTGTCCGGAAAATATCCTTAAATTTAGAGAAAAGTTTGCCGAAAAAATCGATGATCAAGGTAAATTAACCGAAGACCTGCTCTTCCCAAGCCCTTCAGCGGCTGCAGGTTTCGTTGGTGGTTCCTCTTTAAGCGGAAACATAATGTGGAAAGATGAGTCCGGGAAAAGCTTAAAAGATATTGAAGCTACAGAATAAAATCATTTCCTAAAAAATTGCCCAAAACCGCATAACTTGTCCAAGGGGATAGTGAGAGGATCATTATCCCTTTTGTTTTGCTCCTCTCGAAAATTATCGAAAGGAGTTTTTTATATGAACAAACTCATTTATGTCTGCTCTCCTTATCGGGGAGATGTCGGGACGAACACGGAACAGACCAAGGGATACTGCCGAAAAATTGTTCAGGAAGGCGATATCCCCATCGCTCCTCATCTTCTCTTTCCGCAGTTTATGGATGACAGCAAAGCCTCTGAGAGAGAGCGAGCAATGGAGATGAACTTTGAAATTATGCGCCACTGCGATGAGGTTCATGTCTTTGGCCATCAGATCAGCTTCGGGATGTTTCAGGAAATACAGGCGGCAAAGAAGCTGGGAATCCCTGTGGTGCAGGAGGAAGTCGAATGAAACTATCCATTTACACAGCAGATACGTGCGGACAGGAATCGAATGTCTACTATCCGAACAGGCTTGACGTAACGAATGAAGCGGCTTTCAAGGATGCGGTCTCCTTTGACCATGTCGCAGCAAGGTATCAAAACAACTATCGCAGCAATGCAAATTTTATCGAATCCGACCATATCAGCATGGACTGTGATAACGAAAAAAGCGATGATCCTGAGACTTGGATTCTACCTGAGGATATCTTAAGTCTCTTTGAAGGTGTCTCTCTCGCTATCGCTACCAGTAGAAATCACATGAAGGAAAAAGGCGTGAGATCGGCAAGGCCGAGATTTCATGTCTACTTTCCCATCCCTGAAAAAAAGGACGGTGGCGGCTATGCAAAGCTCAAAGAAGAACTCGCAGACCTCTTTTCTTTCTTCGATGCCGGAGCTTTGGGAAGTGCCCGTTTCATGTACGGAAATCCTGATACGGAGGTCATTTGGCGTGAAGGAGATCAGCTTATCACGGACTTTATCCGAGATGATTTTGCTAAGTGGGATGAAGCGCAAAGTGAGATTCCGGAAGGCTCAAGAAATAAGACACTTTCACACTATGCCGGCCGCATCATCATAAGGCTTGGCGCAACGGAGGAAGCCCATGAGATGTTTCTTAAAAAGGCTTACCTTTGTAATCCTCCGCTTCCGGATCATGAACTTCAAACCATCTGGCAGAGTGCGATGCGCTTCGGAAAGAAAGTATCGGCACAGAAAGGCTATATTCCTCCGGAAGAATACGGCAAGGACTTCTCACTTATGCCACCCGATTTTTCAGACATCGGTCAGGCTAAGGTCTTGACTAGGGAAAAAGGCGAGATCCTCGTCTACACCGATGCGACAGACTACATGACATATAACGGGACACATTGGGAGGAATCGAGGCAAAGAGCGGTCGGTGTCTGTCAGGATTTTCTGGATAAGCAGCTGGAAGAATCAAAGGCTGTGCTTGGAAAAGCAACAAAGCTTCTCACGGAATCGGGGGTAACCCAAGATCTCATTCAGGCAGGCGGCAGGACGCTTGAGAAATCTATCGAGCCGGAGCAAAAGAAAACATTTGATCTATATCGAATCGCCCTTGCCTATAAAAACTTCGTCATAAAAAGGCGTGACATGAAGTATGTCACCTCCGCACTTCAGGCGGCAAAGCCTATGCTCCTTAAAATGATTCAGGATTTTGACAGCCAGGATTTTATGCTGAATACGCCTTCCGCTGCCTATGATCTCACAAAAGGCCTTCAAGGAGCGGTGCCACATAAGCCTGAAGATTACATGACCAAAATCACTCTGGTCTCGCCTGATACGAAAAATGAGAAGCTTTGGCTTGATGCGGTCTCGGGTTTTTTCTTAAGTGATCAGGAACTCATAGAATATGTCCAGCAGATTGTAGGTCTTTCCGCTATCGGCAAGGTCTATATGGAAGCCCTGATTATTTCCTATGGAGAGGGTTCGAATGGCAAGTCGACCTTTTGGAACTCCATTGCCAAGGTGCTGGGAAACTACAGCGGCACAATCTCGGCAGATGCTTTGACGGTCGGATGCAGAAGAAATGTAAAGCCTGAGATTGCAGAACTGAAAGGAAAACGCCTAGTCATTGCGGCGGAGCTTGAAGAAGGCATGCGGCTTAATACTTCCGTCATCAAACAGCTTTGTTCTACAGACCTTGTCTCCGGTGAAAAGAAATATAAAGACCCTTTCAAATTTACCCCGACTCATACCCTTGTCCTTTATACGAATCATCTCCCCAAAGTTGGGGCGAATGACGACGGTACTTGGCGAAGGCTTATCGTCATTCCCTTTCAGGCCAAGATTAAAGGCAAGGCGGATATCAAAAACTATGCGGACTATCTGGTGGAACATGCGGGCGGAGCGATTCTTTCCTGGATTATTGAGGGCGCGAGAAAAGCCATCGATAAAGACTTCAAAATCCCCATACCGAAATGTGTGGCTGATGCCATTCATAGATACAGGGAGAATAGCGACTGGCTCTCAGGCTTTCTGGAGGAATGCTGCGAACTCGATCCGTCATACACGCAAAAGTCGGGTGAGTTTTACCAGGATTACAGGGCCTATTGTCAGAGAACAGGCGAATGGACGAGAAGCACGGCGGACTTTTATACAGCCCTTGAAATTGAAGGCTATGAACGGAAGAAAACGAAAGCCGGAATGGTGGTTTTAGGGCTTCGTTTAAAGTCTGAATTTATGGACTAAAAATCAAAAGGTGCAGGTCGGTGCAGGTCTTTGTATAAAACCCCTTTAGGGCGAAAATTTTAGTCAAAAATTCTATATAGAGAAGTTTATTAGATGACTTGCACCGACCTGCACCCTCTCGAAGAAAAGCCTTAAATATCAACGTTTGACGGAGGAAATGAAAATGCTTGAAAAACAGATAGAACATAAATTATTGACGGAAACCAGGAAAAGATCCGGGCTTTGCTTAAAGTTCGTCTCTCCAAGCTGGAACGGTGTGCCGGATAGAATCATCCTTCTTCCCGGAGGAAGGATGGGATTTGTGGAAGTGAAGAAACCCGGCAAAAGTCCCGGAGCCTTGCAGCTTCAAAGGCATAAACAAATCAGGAGCTTGGGCTTTCAGGTTTTTGTCCTGGATGATCCGGGAGATATCGGAGGGATACTTAATGCAATACAAGGCTCATGACTATCAGGAATATGCCAAAGAGCAAATCATCAAGAAAAAGGCCTGCGGTCTTTTCCTAGAGCCCGGTCTCGGGAAGACGGTCATCACACTTTCCGCCATCTGGGAATTGATGTTTGACTACTTTGAGATTTCTAAGATTCTCGTCATCGCCCCGCTTCGTGTGGCGGAGAATACCTGGACGGAGGAGCTTGAAAAATGGGATCATCTGACCTTTCTTCGAATCTCCAAGGTTCTGGGCAGCGAAAAGGAAAGAATCGAGGCTCTTAAAACTCCTGCCGATATCTATGTGATTAATCGGGAGAATGTCGCCTGGCTTTGTGAGCTTTGCGACTGGGACTTTGACATGCTGGTGATTGATGAGCTTTCGAGCTTTAAAAATCCGTCTAGTAAACGCTTCAAGGCACTTCGGAAAAAGCGTCCCGGCATTGACCGTGTTGTAGGCCTTACGGGAACGCCCTCGACCAACGGGCTGATGGATTTATGGTCGGAGATTTATCTTTTAGATCAGGGTAAGCGTCTCGGGAAAACAATCGGAAGCTACCGGGCGGATTTCTTTGTTCCTGACCGAATGAACGGCTATATCGTCTATTCCTATAAGCCCCGTCCCGGTGCGGAGAAGTTTATCTACGGTCTTTTATCCGGTCTATGCGTTTCTATGAAAAGTTGCGACTTTCTCAAAATGCCGGAAAGACTGGAGCGAGATGTGAAGGTAAAACTTTCGGATACAGCAAAGAACATCTATATGGAGATGGAGCGTGAAATGGTGGCGAAGTTAATGGACAAAACCATTGATGCTGTAAATGCCGCTGTCCTTACTAATAAACTCATCCAGATGGCATCGGGAGCTGTCTATGACGATCAAGGAAACATCGCAGAGCTTCATTCATCCAAGCTTGATGCCTTCGAAGACCTCATCGAAGCGGCAAACGGCAAGCCCGTTCTTATTTACTACAACTATCGCCATGAACGAAGCCGGATAAATGAGCGTTTCAAGGAAGCAGTGGAAATTAGAACACCTGAGGACTTTAAGGCCTGGAACAAAGGCGAGATCTCAATCGCTATGGCTCACCCCGCTTCAATGGGACATGGTCTCAATCTCCAACACGGCGGTTCTACCGTGATCTGGTTTTCCCTTCCCTGGTCACTGGAGCTTTACAGTCAGGCCAATGCCAGACTTTGGAGACAGGGACAAAAGGATACGGTCGTCATCTTCCGGCTTCTTGCCGAAGGCACGATTGACTTGGATGTGGCTAAGGCTTTAGAGAAAAAAGATGTCACTCAGGAAGCTTTAATGCAGGCGGTGAAAGCGAGGGTGACGGATGGATAGCGTAAAGAAAGTCAAAGAAATGCTTAAATGTTACCCCGAGAACGCCAAAAGGATGAAAGAGCTGGAACAGGAAATGGCACAGTTTATTCCGATTACGGCAAGCGAGGTTTTGGAGATGCTGACCTTTCCCGGAAAGACCGGCGATGAGGTCAGAGTACAAAAGCAGCGTTCCAATAACCGCATCTTTTACATTGCTACTTCTTATCGCAGGCTTGCCTGGCTCATCAATCACAAGACGGAAAGAGAGATGACGGAGGAATACGAAAAGGCTGCCAAGGAAGTAGAATTCATCCGCTATGCCATTCGTGCCCTGCCGAGCTTTTACCGAGACCTGATGACCTATGACATTTTGGAAGGCAGACGCTGGGGCGAGGTCTGTGAGCGCTTTTCTTTAAGCGGCGTGGAGTTTTTAAGAAAAAAAGAAAAAGCCACCCTGCGAATGGCAAAGACACTGGAAAGACAATATCAATACTTCGGTTTTCGGAAGGAGGAATTTTACGATGAGAATTAACGAGCTTTTAAGTAACTACGAAAATTATCATAACGAACTTGAGGCAGACCTATGCCTCTTACAGGGTATGCTTCAACAGGACATGCCGGAACCCGGCGGTTCTCTGCCGGAGCTTAGCTTTATGTTGAAACAACTCAGCTGTTGTGCGGAATTTACCAACAATGCCGTTGTTGACCTACGCCTACAGCATGCGAAGCTTCGTATGCGTCAATTGTCCATTGCAGAGTGGGCAATCAACAGCCGGCCTGAAAGACAGAGATTGATTTTACAAGGTTTGTATCTTGAAAGTAAAAGCTGGCAGGAGTTACAGCTGGAGCTTCATATCAGTCAGACAACGATTGCCAGAGAACGCAATAAGGCTTTGAAAGACATTCAAAAGGAACTGGATACTTGGCCTGAAATCAGGAACTTAATGTTAGAAAGTTGCAAGGAAATGTGAGTGCTTTGTAACTAGTAACCCTGATACTATTAAGCTAGGAAAAAACTCAGAAGACCTGCGGCAATGCTGCAGGTTTTTTTATGCGGGAGGTGCTTGATGCCAAGAAAACCGAAGCGCCCCTGCTCTTATCCCGGCTGCCCCGCGCTTGTTGAGGGAAGACTTTGTAAGAAGCATGAGCAGGAGGAGGCGAGACGATATGAAAAATACCAAAGGGATCCAGAGACAAGAAGACGCTACGGCAGAGCGTGGAAACGAATCCGTGACCGCTACATCAAGGCTCACCCTTTGTGTGAGGAGTGCAAACGAAACGGGAAGCTCACTCCCTCTGAAGAAGTTCATCACATCATTCCTTTGTCCGAGGGCGGAACAAATAAACAGCAAAATTTGATGGCTCTTTGTAAGTCCTGTCACTCGAGGATTCATGCCGAGCGTGGTGACAGGTGGAGCTGACCCGGTAGGGGGATCTCAATCTCTGCGGAAGATTTTCCGAGCAACGGGCGGTGGGTCACGCGCGAAAAAAGTTCAATTCAAACGGGGGATTAAACCCCTTTTTTATTTTATACGGAAAGGAGGTGCCTTGTGGCAAGAGACGGAACCTACAGAGGCGGCCGACGTGTAAAGGCCGGCAGCAAGCCGGACCCTCTCGTTGATAAGATTGCCGCTGGAAAAGAAGCAAATATTTTAGAAACACACGATTTTGATCCGGATGCCCTTTTTGCTCCGGATGAGCCTAAAGGCATCTCGGATTTATATGGTGAAGACATGCCCGAGCCGTCGGACTACCTTTCCGCAAGGCAAAAGGACGGAAAACCTTTAGGTGCGGACGAGATCTATGAAGAAACCTGGCTCTGGTTAAAAGAAAGACGCTGCGAAAAGCTCGTGAACCCCAGGCTCATTGAATCTTACGCTCAGGCCTTCGCACGTTTCATTCAATGCGAGGAAGCAATCAGCACCTATGGCCTTTTAGGAAAACATCCGACCACCGGCGGCGCGATAGCAAGTCCCTTTGTTTCGATGAGCCAGAACTTTCAGAAACAGGCAAATCTCATCTGGTATGAGATTTTTGACATCGTGAAGCAAAACACAACGACCGCATTTATCTCCACTCCTCAAGACGACATGATGGAGTGGCTCCTGCGAAAGAAAAAGGAATGACCGACGAACTGACTTTCCGAGTAGTTAAGGCGGGTTCAAATACACATTATCGAAACGGAGGAAAATCAAGATGAAACACTATAAAACAGCGGAGTCCGTGACCAAGGGGCACCCGGACAAGCTTTGTGATTGTATCGCCGACAGCATACTTGACAGCTACCTGCAAAAAGACCCAGAGTCCCGAGTCGCCGTGGAAGTCATGGCAACGAAGGGGCTTATTTTAGTTGCGGGAGAAGTAACGAGTACGGCAAAAGTACATATTCGAAAAGTTGTAAAAGACACGCTTCGCTCTGCCGGATATACACCTTCGGAATTTCGCATTAAGGTGCGGCTTCATAAGCAAAGCCCCGATATCGCCCGTGGCGTAAACCGTTCAGAAGACCTGCTCGGTGCAGGCGATCAGGGAATTGTCTACGGCTATGCGACGGATGAAACGCCCGACTTTCTTCCTTTGGTCCTGGTGCTGGCAAGAAGGCTCACATCAAGACTCGAAGAAGTACGAGAAAACAACATCGTTTCAGGGTTGAAGCCCGACGGAAAATGTCTTGTGATCGTGGAGTACGAAGAAGATGAAGCTTCAAGAATCCACTCGGTGGTGCTTTCTACCCAGCACGATGAATCCATCACGACAAACGATTTGCGAAAAGAAGTCCTAAAACATGTCATCCATCCGGTGCTTAAAAATATTCTTCCCTTTGACGAAGAAGATATCCTTATCAATCCGACGGGACGTTTTGTTATAGGCGGGCCTACGGCGGATACAGGTCTTACTGGAAGAAAACTCGCTGTTGATACCTATGGTGGGCTTTCCAAGCACGGCGGTGGAGCTTTTTCCGGGAAAGACCCTACTAAGGTGGACAGATCTGGTGCCTACATGGCACGGCTCATTGCACGCAGTGTGGTATCTGCAGGATTGGCAAAAGAATGTGAAGTTTCCATAGCCTATGCCATCGGCAAGCCCGATCCTCTCTACTGGGACATCGACTGCTTCGGTACGGAGAAAAAGGCTCTTGAAACCATCAAGGAACAATGCGAGACGCTTTTCCCCTTGTCTGTCTTGCCTATGATTCAGTATCTCCGTCTCAGGCGTGGATCATATGCTCCCCTTGCTGTTAAAGGGCACTTCGGTGACGGCAGGCTGCCTTGGGAAAATGACCTGGCAGGTCTTTTGCTTCATACGGGGGTGAGTCTATGAAAATGACAGAACATTTCGAGAAAGTCCCCATCGATAAACTCGTCCCATATGCGAGGAATGCCAGGACGCACAGCAAGGAGCAAATTCTGCAGCTTAGAAGTTCTATCCGCGAGTTCGGATTCATCAATCCCTGCTTGATTGACAAGGATTATAACATCCTGGCAGGACATGGCCGGGTTTTAGCCGCCAAAGAAGAAGGTTTGACAGAGCTTCCCTGCGTATTTGTGGAACATCTGACTGAAGCGCAAAAGCGCGCCTATATTTTGGCCGACAACAGGCTTGCTCTGAATGCCGGCTGGGATGAAGAAATGCTTTCCGTAGAGCTTGCTGAGCTTGAAGGAGCGGACTTTGACCTCGACCTTTTAGGTTTTGCAGATGCCGAGCTTCATAAGCTCTTAGGTGAGATCGAAACGGAAGAAGACGACTTCGACCTGACTGCCGCCTTGAAGGAAGCAAGCTTTGTGAAGGCGGGCGATGTCTGGACGGTCGGAAAGCATCGTCTTATTTGCGGTGACGCAACAAAACGTGAAGATGTACAAAAGCTCATGGACGGGAAAAAGGCGAACCTGATTCTGACCGATCCTCCCTATGCCGTGAGCTATGAGAGCGCATCCGGTCTATCCATTAAAAACGACAATCTCAAAGCCGAGGAGTTCTACGATTTTCTCCTCAGCTCTTTTAAGAACATGATTGATGTTTCCGAAGCCGGAGCATCCGCTTATGTCTTTCATGCGGACACGGAAGGCCTCACTTTTAGAAAAGCTTTTGAAGATGCCGGTTTTCATTTGTCCGGTGTCTGCATCTGGGCAAAAGACTCGCTGGTTCTCGGAAGGTCGCCTTACCAGTGGTCCCATGAGCCGATCCTCTTTGGCTGGAATAAAAAAGGAAAGCACAAGTGGTATGCGGGCCGTGCGGAAAAGACAGTCTGGCAGTTTGCCAAGCCTAAAAAGAACGAGAACCATCCGACCTCAAAACCGATTGACCTTTTAAGCTATCCCATTCAAAACTCGAGCCAGACAAACAGCATCGTTCTTGATTTGTTCGGCGGCAGCGGTTCTACCCTCATTGCCTGTGAACAGACCGACCGTATCTGCTACATGGCGGAGATTGATGACAAGTATGCTTCTGTGATTTTAAGACGATATGTGGAGTATAAAAGCGGTGATGCAACAGATGTTTTTGTGGAGCGGAACGGCAAGAAAATCCCCTACGAAAAACTTGTGAAGACCGTCAAATCTTAACAAACAAGAAGCTGTAAATTTGTCGAATAAATCTTCCAAAAACCCTGCAAATAAAGGCTTTTAGGACTTGGCTTATCTTCCTTTTAGAGCGAACATGTACCTACAAAAAGAAGGAGGAAAAAACCATGCAAACAAGATTTTCCCTTGAGGGATACAAAAGAAAAGACCTCGCCAAAGCACTGGCGGAGAAACTCGAAATGGAAGTGAACTACCTTGGCATGCCGTCCATGAGCTACCACATTGGAAACTCTTTTTTAGAAAAAGACGGCACGATGATTTGGGGCGTTAATTTCTTGAGAGATGATGTTGAGAGGATTGTCGCAGAACTTGAAGCACAGGGCTTTGAGACTGTAAAAGACGGTTTTACCATTTCCTTTCCGGCCGAGTACTTTACAACAGAAACCATGCAGAAGCTGGACCGGATCTTGGAATCCAAGGGGGCACTCATAAAGAAAGCCTTGAACGCCGACCGCACCACAGCAGAACGAAACATTGAGACGGTGGACTTTCCCTGGTTTGACCGCATCCTTGGAGCTGACGAAGCAAAAGTCTATACGGAGTTTGTCTCCAAGCTCTGCCGGATGGCGAGAGAACAGACGAGGGTTCTGGAACGGGAAACCGTAACGGACAACGATAAGTACAGCTTCCGTTGTTTTCTCTTAAGGCTCGGCTACATCGGTGAGGAATACAAGGACGCAAGAAGAATGCTGCTTCAAAACCTGAGCGGTTCTTCCGCTTACCGTCATTCTAAGGAGGAAAGCCATGAGAACGATTAACAAACATGCTCTTGAAGCACTAAGGAAATCCTATCCAAGAGGAGCCAGAGTGGAGCTTTTAAAGATGGATGATCCGCAGGCACCTCCTGTAGGTACGAAAGGCACGGTCATTGCCGTCGATGACATCGGAAGCATCCTTGTCCGTTGGGACAACGGCTCGGGACTCAATGTCGTTTATGGTGTGGATTCTGCGAGGAGGATTGACGAATGAGCTTAAAAGAACAAATCATTACTATCCGTGATAGCGGCAAGACCAATATGCTGGACAGCTATATGGTGCAGCGCATCGCCAATGAGATGGACTTTTACGAATTGGTGATTTTCATCGAGGAAAACAGAGCTGATTACGGCAGGTTTATTCTTACAGGTGATGAGAAATACTTGTCCAATAGCGACAAGTAATCTTGCTGATAATTTGTGCATAAGTAGGCTTAAAACCCTGCAAATAAAGGCTTTTAGGACTTGGCTTTTACCTCTTTTAGAGCGAATATGTACATACAAAAACAAGGGAGGTCAAGGATATGACAAACAAGGAATTAAAAAGAAAGAGTTTTTTAGAAGCAACGAAGAGACTTGAAGAAAAGAAGCGTTTAGCAAAGGAAAAAGATCCCGCAAGAGCCGCTTATGAAGCCGGCGAAATCAGCTGGAACGAATACCTCAAAAGGAGCTGCCAGAAATGAGAGACTTTACAACATTAAGAAAACTTGGCAAGCATAGAGACCAGTATTTTGCAGCAGTTGTACGGTGGAATGACCAGGTGTTTTTCGCTGGTCCTGCAAAAAACGGCGGCTACCTAGCAAGAATCTATGAGATGGTCGACCTTGAAGATGCTCTGAGCGAGCTTGATGCAAGATTGTCTCTAATAGCGGAACCGGAAGAGCGATTTAAAGACAGCGGTCACGCCATCAAATGGTGCTTTGAGCACGCCTAGTTACAATTGAAAAATAAAGTGCATCAGCCCTTAGGGGCTTTTGCTCGTAGTACGGCCTAAGGGGTCGTTTTTTTATTTGGAGAGGAGGACGGCATGAGAAAACTTGAAAACTATACACCGACAAAATTCATGCTGCCCACATCCCACTACGATGAGGATATGGCGGATCGTGCTGTGACCTTCATCAATCTCCTTAAACATACTAAGGGCGAGTGGTACGGCAAGCCCTTTGATTTGATTGACTGGCAGGAGCAGATTGTCCGCGACCTCTTCGGCATCGTAAAACCTAACGGCTATCGGCAGTTTAACTTTGCTTATGTTGAGATACCGAAAAAACAAGGCAAGAGTGAGCTTGCCGCTGCCATTGCTTTGTACCTGACCTGCGGCGACTTTGAATATGGAGGCGAGATTTATGGCTGTGCTGCCGACCGTCAGCAGGCATCCATCGTCTTTGATGTCGCTGTGCAGATGGTGGAACAAAACCCTGCGCTGAAGGCCAGAATCAAGCCTTTGATATCACAGAAGCGGCTTATTTATAAACCTCTGAATAGTTTCTATCAAGTCTTATCCTCCGAAGCCTATACCAAACACGGTCTCAATGTTCACGGAGTTGTCTTTGATGAGCTTCATGCTCAGCCGAACCGCCAGCTCTACGATGTTATGACCAAAGGCTCGGGCGATGCCAGAAAGCAGCCGCTCTACTTCCTGATCACAACAGCGGGAACGGACAGGCATTCCATCTGCTGGGAAGTCCATCAAAAAGCGGAGGATATCCTTGCAGGGAGAAAGCGAGATCCGAGCTTTTATCCTGTCATCTTCGGAGCGGATGAGGATGAAGACTGGACTGATGAGAAAGTCTGGAAGAAGGCCAATCCTTCACTTGGCATTACCGTTGATATTGAAAAACTTCGGCTTGCCTGCAACAGCGCCAAGCAAAACCCTGCGGAGGAGAATATCTTCAGGCAGTTAAGGCTCAATCAATGGGTGAAACAGTCTGTTCGCTGGATGCCGATGGAAAAGTGGGATGCCTGCAGTTTCCCGGTCAGCGAAACAGAACTTCTCGGCCGTGTCTGCTACGCCGGGCTTGACCTTTCAAGCACGACCGACTTGACCGCTTTTGTCCTGGTCTTTCCTCCGGAAACAGATGAGGAGCCTTATTTTGTCCTTCCGTATTTCTGGATACCGGAAGAGAATGTACCGCTTAGGGTCAGCCGAGACCATGTGCCATATGACATCTGGAAAAAAGAAGGCTTCCTTCTTACGACTGAAGGCAATGTTGTGCACTACGGTTTTATCGAGAAGTTTATCGAAGACCTAGGCACGAAATATAATATCCGAGAAATTGCCTTTGACCGTTGGGGCGCAGTGCAGATGAGCCAGAACTTGGAGGAAATGGGCTTTACTGTGGTACCCTTCGGGCAAGGCTACAAAGATATGAGTCCTCCGACCAAAGAGCTGATGAAGTTAGTCTTGGAAGAAAAACTCGCACACGGAGGGCATCCTGTGCTTCGCTGGTGCGTTGACAATATTTTCGTTCGCACTGACCCGGCTGGAAACATCAAGCCGGACAAGGAAAAATCAACCGAGCGAATTGACGGAACGGTGGCTCTTATCATGGCTCTCGATCGGGCTATACGTTGCTGTGGAGGACGTAAAGAGTCGGTTTATGATGAAAGAGGGATTTTGTTTATTTAACTGTCACTGTTATGATCTTGTCATAGAAAGACCATTTGTACTAGAGTGACATTATCTAGGGCCTTTGTATTATTTCGAGGGAAACAAGATGACCTTAAAGAAAAAAGAAGATCACTTACTAGTAAAAATAGGCAAATCAAAATTCTCTAGCCCTGCAGAAAAATCTGTCTATTTTGTTAAAGATCGTGAGGCAAATGACCTGTTGAATGATCTTGTCAATTTCCCCCATGCATTTGTACTAGCTTGTTGCATGGACAGACAGATTAAAGCGGAGACTGCCTGGTTTATACCAATGAGGTTAAAAAAGATCATAGGCGGTTTTTCGATCGAAACCTTGAATGATATATCCCTTGAGGAATACATGAAAATATTCAAAGAGAATACGCTCCACCGTTTTAACGACACCATGGCTAAAGTATTTTATAGTGCGATAAATAGAATTGTCAGTGATTACGATGGGGATGCGTCAAAAATCTGGGCGGGAAGCCCTAGCAGTGCTTCTGTTGTTTACAGGTTTCTACAATTCGATGGAGTGGGAATGAAGATAGCTACGATGGCAGCTAATATTCTAGCCAGAGATTATAAAATTCCTTTCTCAGATTATTACTCCATAGATATCTCACCGGACGTACACATCCTAAGAGTATTACGTAGAAGCGGACTTGTAGATAAAGACGCTAATATTGACTCAATCATTTACAAGGCTAGGGAATTATGTCCTGAATTTCCGGGCATTATAGATTCTCCGTGTTGGGAAATTGGGAGAACTTGGTGTAGACCTCAAAATCCAAATTGCGAAGAATGCATTATCAGATCTGAGTGCTCAAAAAACATATAAATAGTATAGATGCTGTAAAAGTATTAACAGGATAATCTTTTCAGAAAATCGACCTCGAGCATCCCGTGAGGGGTGTTTTTTCATGTTCAGAAATGGAGGTGATGTCCTCTGGGACTTCTAAAAAATCTATTCAAAAGCCGAGACAAGCCGGAGCTGACAAAACCGTCAGTATTCCGGTTTTTCTTTGCTCCATCCTTTTCCGGCAAACAGGTGACGGAGAAAAACGCCATGCAGTCGGCGGCGGTTTACGCTTGTGTCAGAGTCATCGCTGAGACCGTTGCAAGCTTGCCCTTGCACCTTTATCGCTATGTTGATGAAGGTAAAAAGCGGGATACAAGACATCCTTTGTACTTTCTCCTGCACGATGCACCGAATCCGGAAATGACCTCGTTCATTTTCAGGGAGACCATGATGACGCATCTTTTGCTATGGGGGAACAGCTATTCACAGATACTGAGAAACGGACATGGCGAAATTACTGGGTTATATTCCCTTTTGCCGGACAAGATGCAGGTCAGCCGGAACGAGACGGATGAACTCATTTATCTTTACCAAAGCGGCATGAAGAACATAGCGTTTCGCAAAGAAGAAATCCTTCATATTCCCGGTCTTGGATTTGACGGCCTGGTCGGCTACTCGCCGATTACAATGGCGAGAAACGCCATCGGCATGGCTATGGCAACAGAGGAATTTGGGGCGAGTTTCTTCGCAAACGGAGCCGCACCGGGCGGTATTTTGGAGCATCCGGGGACGCTTAAGGACCCGTCCAAGGTTAGGGAAAGCTGGAACCAGCTCTTTCAAGGCTCCGGCAATGCAAATAAGGTGGCTGTCCTCGAGGAAGGCATGACCTACAAGCAGATCGGGATTCCACCGAATGAAGCACAGTTTCTTGAAACAAGAAAGTACCAGACGGAGGAAATCTGTCGTATCTACCGTGTGCCGCCACATCTGGTGGCAGACCTCGACAAAGCGACTTTTTCCAATATCGAGCATCAGTCTATTAGCTTTGTTGTTCACACCATTAGACCTTGGCTGGTTCGACTCGAGCAGGCGATGAACAAGACACTTCTTTACCCATCTGAACGACAAGATTATTTTGTTGAGTTCAATGTGGACGGTCTTCTTCGAGGTGACTATGAAAGCAGGATGCGCGGCTATGCTACAGCCAGACAAAACGGTTGGATGAGCGCCAACGATATCAGGAGGCTTGAAAACATGAACCTAATATCAAAAGAAGAAGGAGGAGATCTGTACTTGATCAACGGCAACATGACCAAACTTGAAGACGCTGGCATCTTTGCCGGCAGGGAGGTGAAAGCAAATGGAAAAACGTAAGTTCTGGGTCTTTCAACGAGGAGATCCGGAAAAGGGAGAAACCGTCCTAAGACTGGACGGACCGATTGCAAAAGAGAGCTGGTTTGGCGATGAGGTCACACCGGCTCTTTTCTTGTCGGAGCTGGAAAGACATCCGGGAGATTTAACGGTCTGGATCAACTCTCCGGGCGGCGACGTCTTTGCGGCATCACAGATCTACACCATGCTCATGGACCATCAGGGAAAAATCACGGTCAAAGTAGAGGGCCTAGCCGCTTCTGCCGCTTCTGTCATTGCGATGGCCGGCGGCGAAGTGTTGATGAGTCCCTCTTCCATGATGATGATCCATAACCCGACGACCATTGCCGAGGGCTGGAAAGACGAGATGGAAAGAGCCGTAAACATTCTTGAGGAGGTCAAAGCCTCCATCATCAATGCCTACGAACTCAAGACCGGGCTTTCAAGGCATAAGATCTCCCAACTGATGGACGACGAGACATGGATGAATGCAAGGAAGGCAAAGGAGCTGGGATTTTGCGACGGTTTTCTTTTCACCGGAGAAGAAAGCGAACCGGAGGAAGGCATGGTTTATGCCGCCAGAAAAATGGTGGCTCAAGTCCTAAATAAAATCGGCCCTGATGCTGTTTTTAAGAAAGAAGCGGAGGATACAAAACCCGCAGAAAAAACAGACATCCAAGAACAATCCGAAACAGGCACAAGATACACAGAGCTGGAAAAAAGGCTCGAACTTTTACGTCATTAAGGAGGACGAAGAAATGAATAAAATTCAGGAACTGAGAAACAAGCGCCTTGAAGTTTGGGAAAAGGCTAAGGCATTTTTGGAAGAGAAGCGAGACGACAAAGGCATCGTCTCAGCAGAAAACACGGCCGCCTACGAAAAGATGGAACAGGAAGTCGTCGATCTTGGAAAAGAAATCGACCGCCTGGAACGCCAACGGGACATGGACATGAAGCTTAACGAGGCGACCAGCCGTCCTGTGGTGACAAACCCTATGCAGGCCAAGGAAGACAAGACCGGCAGGGGCAGTGATGCCTACAAGCGTGACTTCTGGAATCTTATGAGAAAGAAGAACGCTGTTATTACGAACGCCCTGCAGGTCGGTACGGACTCCGAGGGCGGCTATTTGGCTCCGGATGAGTTTGAACAGACGCTTGTGGAAGCGTTGGAAGAAGAAAACATCTTCAGAAAAATCGCTCATGTCATTCAGACCTCTTCCGGCGACCGCAAAATCCCCGTTGTTGCAACAAAAGGCACGGCTAGCTGGGTAGATGAAGAAGCAGCTATCCCGGAATCTGATCCTGCCTTCGGCCAGGTCTCCATCGGTGCTTATAAGCTGGCGACCATGCTCAAAGTCTCCGAGGAACTTTTAAACGACTCGGTCTTTGACCTGGAGAGCTACATCGCTAAAGAATTCGGCAGGCGCATGGGTTCTAAAGAAGAGGAAGCTTTCCTCATCGGCGACGGCACAGGCAAGCCTACAGGTATTTTCCAAACCGTAGGCGGTGGAGAAGTTGGCGTTACGGCTGCGTCGGATAAAGCAGTGACGGCAGATGAGCTGATCGACCTCTTCTATTCGCTCCGTGCACCGTACAGGAAAAATGCCGTCTTTATTATGAACGATGCGACGGTGAAGTTGATTAGGAAGCTTAAGGACAATACCGGACAGTATCTCTGGCAGCCGGCTCTTACGGCAGGCACACCGGATACCATTTTGAATCGTCCCGTGTACACGTCAAGCTTTGCTCCTCTGGCAGAGGGCGGAGCGTTGGCGATTGCTTTCGGTGACTTTTCCTACTACTGGATCGCCGACCGCCAGGGCAGGTCTTTCCAAAGATTAAATGAGCTCTTTGCCGCAACAGGACAAGTGGGCTTTAAGGCTACACAACGAGTGGACGGCAAACTCATCCTGCCTGAGAGCGTGAAGCTCTTGCAGATGAAGGCCGGCGCTTAAGGAGGCAAACTATGAACGCAGAGGAGCTTCTTCATCCATTAAAAGAAAATCTGGTTGTGGAGCATGACGCGGATGATCCCCTCATGCTCCGCTGCCTTTCCTCTGCGATTTCCTATGCAGAGGGATACCAGAAAAAAGGGCCGGATTACTACTTAAACCACCCGATGACAGAAAGCACGAAGCAGGCCGTGATCGTCCTTGCCTCTTTCTTTTATGAAAGCAGGGACGGTTCTACGGCCGGCTTCTTTTCCGATTCTCCCGATGCCGCCAAACAGGTCTGGGAGACAGTAAAACTTCTGCTTCAGGGTGATAAGGATGTGATCCTATGAGCATTAAATTGACACATTTTATTGAGCTTTTCCGTGTAGAACAAGGAACAGACGAGGACGGTTTTCCGGTAGAGCGTGACGAGCTTTTAGCAAGCGTTAGAGCCTACCGGGAAGACCGCTATGGCAGTGAAATGTGGAAGAATAGAAGTCTTTTTTCCAAAGCGACGGTGCTCTTTCGCATCAGATCAATTCCCGGTATCGCGCTCGATACCCGGTGTGTGGTGCTGACGGAGGACGGCAGATACAACATCCTCTCCGTAGAAGATATCCGTCATAAAGGGCTCTACTGGGAGATCTTGGCTGAAAAGGTCGATACGGAAGGGGTGGTCAAAGATGGCTAGGTGTGAAATCAAGATGCCGGATGAGTTTTTGGACAAACTCTCAAAGCTCGGCGACCGCTTTGACCAGGCAGCCCCTAAGATTTTACAAAGCGGCGGCAAGGTTGTGCTTTCGCAGATGAAGGCAAACCTTGAAGGCAGGATCGGTAAAGATACCAAGTACCCTTCCCGCTCTAAGGGCGACCTTGTCAGAAGTCTCGGCATTACACCGGCCTTGCAGGATAGAAACGGCGAGTGGAATATCCGGGTGGGTGTCGGAGATTCCAAAGACCGTGAGGGCGTGCCGAATGCACTGAAAGCCCAAGTCTTGGAGTATGGAAAATCCGGGCAGAAGGCAAAGCCCTGGATGAAGCCCGCCAGACGAAAGGCAAGAAAGCCTGCTATCCATGCGATGGAAGAGACGCTGAAAAGGGAGCTTGACATATGAGTGCATTAGCGGAACTGAAAAGAATAGCAGAAGAGTTAGGACTTCCGTCAGGAGCCGTTTCTTTTGAAAAGAAGGCACCGGAAACCTACCTCGTCTTTACACCGCTTTATGATGACTTGTTGCTCTATGCCGACAACAGACCGTTAGTGGAGACGGAGGAAGTCCGCATCTCACTATTCAGCAAGGAAAACTATCTTCTTTGGAAAAGGCGGCTGACGGACATCTTGCTGGAGCAGGATTTCATCATCACGGAGCGGAGGTTTTTAGACCTTGAAGAAGACACGGGATACTACCATTACAGCCTGGACGTGGCGAAAGAATACGTCAGATAAGGAGGAATGAACTATGGCAACGATAGGCCTGGACAAACTATATTATGCAAAAATTACCGAAGACACATCCGGTGAGGAAACCTATGATGCGCCCGTACAGCTGGCGAAAGCCATCACGGCGGAGCTGTCGGTGGAACTTGCCGAAGCGATCCTTTATGCCGATGACGGTGCATCGGAAATTGTAAAAGAGTTCAAAAGTGGAACACTGTCGCTCGGTGTAGATGACATCGGCAGCACGGCGGCATCGGATTTAACAGGTGCCGTGATTGATACAAATAATGTGCTGATCTCCTCGTCGGAGGATGGCGGACTGCCTGTTGCTGTCGGATTTAGGGCAAAGAAATCAAACGGCAAATACCGTTATTTCTGGCTTTACCGGGTGAAATTCGGAATCCCGGCGACGAACCTTGAAACGAAGGGCGACTCCATCACCTTCTCTACACCGACCATCGAAGGCACGATCATGCGGCGAAACAAGCCGGATGCGGAAGGAAGACATCCTTGGAAGGCGGAAGTGACCGAGGGCGATGCAGGCGTGGCTCAAGAAGTCATCACCGGTTGGTATGACAACGTTTATGAACCGGTCTTTACACCGGTTGCACCATAAGGAGGTTGGCGTATGTATCAAGAATATATGACGAAGATTAAAGTCGGCGAGAAAGAATACGAGCTGCTCTTAACGACCAAAGCGACCAAGGAAATCGCCGGGCGCTACGGCGGTCTTGAAAATCTCGGCGACAAGCTCATGAAGGCGGAGAATTTTGAGATGGCTCTGGGTGAGATCATTTGGCTGATTACACTTCTTGCGAACCAGCCGATCTTAATTCACAACTTAAAACATAAGGATGATAAACAAGAGCTTTTAACCGAAGAGGAAGTGGAGCTTTTGACTTCTCCGATGGATTTGGCGGAATACAAGGACGCCATTACGGACGCACTTTTAAAGGCGACCAAACGGAACATCGAAAGTGAGACTGACTCAAAAAACGCAGTGGCCGGGTAAGTGACGGAGAGTTATTTACCAGGCTTTTATATTTCGGGCTGAGCTGGCTTCACTTGTCGCAGGATGAGGTCTGGCTCATGCCCTTTTCTTTGCTCTTAGACCTAATGGAATGCCATAGACAATATGAAGGAATAGCAAGGCCCAAGCGAGAGTTTTCCATTGATGAGGTGATCCCAAGCGGGACTTAAAAAGTATTCACTGTGCAGGACGGCATCTACCCCGAGGGAAGGTGCTTTTTTCTTGCTCTTTTTCGGGAAGGAGGTGGCATAGATGGCAGATAAATTCGGTTTAAAGATTGGTCTTGAAGGCGAACGGGAGTTTAAAAAAGCCCTCGCCGACATCAATCGCTCGTTTCGAGTCCTCGGCTCGGAGATGAAGCTTGTTGAGTCGCAATTCGGAAAGAACGACCAGTCTTTGGAAGGCTCTGCAGCAAAACAGCGGCTTTTGAATAAAGAGATTGATGCGCAAAAGGACAAAATCAATACCTTAAAAGCCGCACTTGAGAATGCAGCCACCTCCTTCGGAGAAAATGACCGCAGAACCGATAACTGGCGGATAAAACTGAACGAAGCGGAAGCCGCCTTAAACGATATGGAGCGAGAACTCGACGAGTCGGCGGAAAGTGCTGATGAGTTGGGTGATGAACTGCAAGAATCTGGCAAGGCTGCAGAATCTTCCGAAGGTAAGTTCAAAAAGCTCGGTTCGGTATTAAAAGGTGTCGGAGCAGCGATGGGGACAGTCGCTGTAGCCGCCGGAGCTGCGGCTATCAAGCTCGGAAAAGAAGTCGTGAAAGAGTTCGGCGAGCTGGAACAAAACCTCGGCGGATCGGAAGCCGTGTTTGGAAAGTATGCCGCGTCCATTCAAAAGACCGGTGAAGATGCATATAAGAATATGGGCGTTTCGCAAAGTCAGTATCTAGCAACGGCAAACGTCATGGGCGCTCTTTTTCAAGGCTCCGGCATCGAACAACAAAAGAGCCTGGAATTGACCGAAAAGGCTATGCAAAGAGCGGCCGACATGGCATCCGTCATGGGAATTGACATGCAGATGGCTCTGGACTCCGTAGCAGGAGCGGCCAAGGGCAACTTTACCATGATGGATAACCTCGGCGTGGCGATGAATGCGACCAACATCGAGGCCTACGCACTGGCAAAAGGTCTGGACTTTACCTGGGCTAAAGCGACACAGGCGGAAAAAGCCGAGATGGCCATGCAGATGTTCTTTGAGAACACGGAGCAGTATGCTGGAAACTTTGCCAGGGAATCGACCGAAACAGTAACGGGTGCACTAGGTCTATTGCAGGCATCCGTTCATTCCTTTGTCGGCGGCTTGGGAAACGCCAATGCCGATATGACGAACCTGACGGCAAATGTTGTTGATGCCTTTGGCGCTGTTGTAGAAAACATCGTTCCTGTTTTGGAAAATGTCATCACGGCAATCCCTATTGCTGTGGGCGGCATTATTGAAGCCATCGGCGAGCTTCTGCCGACACTTCTTGAAACAGCAACATCGCTATTTACGCAGGTTTTGGAAACACTCCTGTCTCTTTTGCCTGAGCTGATCCCCTTTGCGGTGGAAGCCCTTATGACGATTGTGACGGCTCTGATTGAAAACCTGCCGCTCTTAGTAGAAGCGGCAACGACGCTGGTCACGGCTCTGGTGGAAGGGATCGGCCTTGCCCTGCCGACTTTGATTCCTGCCGCTGTACAGGCGATTGTGACGATTGTTCAGGGCTTAATCGAGAATCTGCCCTTGCTCCTTGATGCGGCTTTACAGTTGATCATGGGGCTTGCTGAGGGTCTGATTACGGCCATCCCTGTGCTGATAGAAGCCCTCCCTCAGATTATTGAAGCAATTATCAGTTTCCTGTTAGGGGCAATTCCGCAAATTATTGAGACAGGCATTGAGCTTTTGACGGCACTGATCGAGGCCTTGCCTGACATTATTGAGCAGATAGTGACGGCGATTCCGCAGATTATCGATGCCTTGATCACGGCGATACTCGGTTCAATCCCACAGATCATTCAAGCGGGAATTGATCTTTTGGTGGCCCTCATACGGGCACTGCCCCAGATTATTACGACCATTGTCAAAGCGATCCCTCAGATTATAGCTGCCATTGTGAACGCCTTTGCCGGAAATATCGACAAAATCATTATGGCTGGTGTTGAACTCTTTGTTGCTCTCATTAAAAATCTACCGACCATTATTGTTGAGATCGTCAAGGCTGTGCCGCAGATTGTTACAGGGATTGTCCAAGCCTTCGGCTCATTAATGTACAAGATTGTGGAAGTCGGCGGCAACATCGTCAAAGGCCTCTGGCAAGGAATCAAGAGCCTTGCTTCTTGGCTCTGGGATAAGGTGACGGGTTGGATTTCCGGTATCTGGGACGGGATCAAGAACTTCTTCGGCATCTCCTCGCCGTCCAAGGAAATGGCCTGGATTGGTGAGATGCTGGTTAAGGGTCTGGCAGGTTCAATTGAAACATCCGGTGATGAAGCTGTGTCGGCTAGTGAACGGCTTGTCCGTGACATAGGCGATGTGATGAATAGCTTGGGTGAAGGCATGGAAACAGCAATCCCCACAGACTTTCACTTAAATGCCAAGAGTACTGTTCTTCCCGCAGGCGATACAAGCGCTTTCTCTGAACAAAGAATGCCGCTTATACACATTGAGCAGATGTTTGTCAGAAGCGAGGACGATATCCGGAAAGTTTCGCAGGAGCTGTATAACCTCATCGAAGCGGGTTCAAGAGCACAAGGCCGCTTCTCGCCGGCTTAAAGGAAGAGGTGATGATTGTGGGATTTATCTATGACGACGTTTCATCAAAAGATATGGGTGTGAAAGCAAGGCTTACCTCATGGCAGGTATCGGGCACACTTAGGAACTACTCCGCCGCTATTCCCGGAAAATATGGTGTGGCGGACTTTGGAGCAGATATGGATGCAAGGGAGATCCCTGTTTCCTGCTCTATTTTTCCTAAACTGCGTTTTTCAGACTTGGTGGAAACCTTGGACGGGATTGCTCTTTGGCTTTCTCCTGTGAACGGCTTAAAGCAGTTGATATTTGATGATGTGCCGGATCGCTATTTCATGGCCAGATTAAAAGACAAAGTGGACTGTGAACGGATTATCCGGGCTGCAGGCGTGTTTGAACTCTCTTTCTATTGTCCTGATCCCTTTGCATATGCTTTGGAAGATGAGGTCTTTACTATTATGACGACAGGGCAATCCGCAGTAACACGAAGCCTTGGAAACATCGAATCGAGACCTGTTTATTATCTAAAAGGAAGTCTGACGAAGGGTGCGGAAAATTATATCTCCATTTCCGTGGGTGGCATAGAGATGAAGATTGTAAACGCTGAGCTTTCTACAGGAGAGATACTTGCCATCGATACAGAGAAAATGACGGCCTATGTGGAGGATGGAAACGGCTTTGTACTGAGAAACGCCCTGCCTTACTTGCAGGAGCTGAACTTCCCGGAGCTTGCTGTCGGAGAAAACAGCATCCTGATTGAAGCAGTAAACGGGACATTTTCAGAACTTGAAATAAAGGCAAGAAGCCGCTGGAGGTGATGAAGCATGGCTCTTAAAATACATATCCAAACACAGGAGGATTTCACAGGCGAGTTTCCTCTTGAGTTTGCCAAGTCCGGTCTTTGGCGTTTTAACGAAAATGATATCGATGATCAGGGTTATCTTTTAGATTCCTCTGAAAACAATCGCAAAATGGAAGTCATTAATCGGGCCGGTACAACAGCGGGACTTCGAGCGGGGGCTATGGGCAACTATGTGCAGATAAACCTACATGATCCGGGAACGGAAAAGAGCTACCTGAAAGTCTCAAACGACGGCAGCATCTTTCAGAACATAGGCGATACAATTCTGGTTGGTGGTTGGATTAAGCCTACGATCTACTCCATTGGGAACACGTACTGTCCGCTCTTTAACACCCGATCCGGTCCCGGACATCCGATCTTTTATCTTTCCTTCTTTCAGGGAAGACCCCGCATTATGCTCTATAACGAATCGGGATCACTCATCTTGGACAGGACGACTTCTCCCTCTTTTTCTTTCGTGAATGGAGGAGTTTACTTTATCGCTTGTCTCATACGGCCAAACGCCAAGACGGCGCAGTACATCATAGGTGACAGGTCGGACGGCAAGTGCTGGATATCAGCGGTATATTCCTTTACAGGCGAGCTGAACCGCTCCTCAAAAGCCGATATTGTCCTTGGTATGCACGCCGGAAGCTACTGGTATGCAGGCGGTTTTGACGATTGGTTTTTGGATACCGATTCAGAGCTTACGATGGATGATTTGGAAGAACTGTTTCGCTCCTCCTATTTTGCAAACGGCGGAGACAAGGTATCCTCTGTGGATGCCTTGTCTGAACCCGGCAAAGTACTTTTAAAGAAAACGGAAGGTTCATATCCTTTATCAGGGGAACTGTTGACAAAGGCAAAGCCCCTGTCCCTTTCAGGCACGGGCAGGATTGCTATTACGAAGGAATACGAAGCAGGGGTAACAGATATCTCCTTAGTGGAGTATAGGACAAGCTCCGATTTAAATACATGGGGTGCTTGGACAGCTCTTCCGGAAGACGGAAAAATCGAAACCTCAGCTGATTACATCCGCTTTCGCATTACTCTTGCTACAACAGACCAGACAAAGACACCCAAGCTTGTCGATATCCGGATCTACGATATTCCGAAAGCACCTTATGAAAAGATGGGCTATGCCCGGCCGGTGCTTTTAACAGCTGCTGGAGCTTGGGAAGCAGTCTTAGAAAATGCTTACGACATTGTTGTTATTAGTGAAGTGAATGGTGAAGATACTCTGCACTTTAAACTGCCTTTTAGGGATCAAAAGCGTAGCTACTTAGAAAACGAGAAGAAGATTCAGATCGTAGACGACATTTATAAAATTCGCACCATCAATGATATCAAGGATTCTACAGGAAATACTGTGACGGAAGTCTATGCCGAAGCGGAGTTTTATGATCTGACATTCAGTGTCCGAAAAGAAGAAAAAAGCTTTGATGCGGAGACGGCGGAAACAGCGATGGCCTATGCCCTTGAGGGTACGGACTGGAGTGTGGGTACGGTGAATGTCAAGACAAAGCGTACTTGGGTTTCTTCAGAGAAAAACGCCCTCTCCATCCTTCGCGCTGTCGCAAGCCTTCACGGTGGAGACCTGGTCTTTGACTGTCCCAACAGGCTCGTTCATCTCTACACGGTGAGCGGCAGGGACAGCGGTGCGCTCTTTGCCTATAAGAAGAACATGAAGAGCATTGAACGGGTGGTCGATACGAGAAATCTAATAACGCGCCTATATGCGATAGGAGCAGATGGCATGACTTTCTCCGACATCAACAATGGAAAGCCTTATTTGGAGGATTTTTCCTACTCGAATGATGTACGCATCTCCACACTTGACTGTTCTTCCTTTACTAATCCCTACCAGATGAAAGAATTCACTGCGATGCGGCTTAGTCAGTATGCCAAACCGAAAATCTCTTATGTCCTCCATGCGATGGACTTATCTGTCCTTACGGGCTTTTCACATGAAGCCTGGTCACTGGGAGACTATGTGCTTGTGGAAGACAAGGAGCTGGGGATTTCTGTTACGACAAGGATTGTGAGGAGAGAATATAACCTGCAGGAACCTTGGGATACGGTGTTGGAGCTTTCTACGACTTTGAAAAATCTCGGTTCCTCCGTTGAAAGGCTGGAAACCATAGCGGACACCTTGGAAGGAGCAGGTGCTTTCGGAGGAGGAAACATCAGTGACATGGTGCCTTTTAACCATCTCAAAAACTCGAGAGCGGACGACGGCATGGCGTATTGGTTGAACTCCGGATTTGAAGCAGTGGCAGAGACAGGCGGTACGGGTACTGCTGCTTTCAAGGCAGAAGGTGCAGCAGGCCTTACTAAATCAATGGCGCAGACCGTCTATCCGTCAAACAGGCAAAGCTACACGCTTTCTCTTGCCATCGCTTCGGAAAATCTGGAAAAACTCTCGGATAATTCCCAGGTTGGTGTGGAAGTGGAAATAGAGTATGAGGACGGGACTGTCGAGACACGATTTATTGACCTTTACTAAGGAGGGATGCAGAGATGGCGTATTTTAGAAAAGTGAAAGATACTGTTGCGCCTAAAGGCTACATGTCACGGCTGAAATCCATCACGGTGCGCATCTTTATCTCCAACTGCACCGGGAGGATATTAGTGACGGACATTCTCCTGCAAGGTGGATCTGCCGCTACAGGCTGGGTGCCGCATCCTTCTGAGATTCGTTATTCTCTGGACGGGTGATGCTATGAAGAAGTTTTATAGGCTTTCTGAGACCATCAATAAAAAAGAAGATGAGCGGGTTGTTTCGGTGACGATAAAGCCGCTTTTAACAGATATGTCAGGCACCGTTTGGATCACAGACCTCATGCTGCAGGAGGGCGATCGGGTGACGGGCTTTCATCCGCATACGGAAACCATGCTTCAAAAAGAGCGTGAGGGTGAAACTATAAAAGAACCTGTCTGGTATAACGGCATCGTCCGTGGGGAGGAAACGCTGATTCTTTTTAATCTAGGAAAGACCTCAACAGGTCTTGATCTGAAGCTTTATCCAAAATCGGATATGGAAGGCATAACCATTTCGCAAGCGGCAGGCGGACAAAGAGCCTATTTCCCGGATGCCCTTCAAAAGGATGACGAGCTAAGTTTCTCCGCATCGGAGAGAAGCACAACAAAAAATGGACAGCCCTTTCAAAAAGAAGGCTTTTATTCTTACAGTGCGGCTTGGGACTCCAAGCACAATGTAGAACTCCCTCAAGGGAAATCTGCCAGAGTGTTGTTTACCTTGCAGGAAATGGATGAAGGGGGTGAGCTGTTTTGATTAACCCATTGAAAAATAAAGAGATCATGGTCTGGACCTTTATGGGAAATGCCAGGATGTATGAAGCTTTAAGCAAATATGGAGACCGCATCAGTCAGATCGGTCTTTTTTCTTTTAAGGTAAGGGCGACTGGCGAAATCTACGAATCAGGAGTCTCCATCTCGAACATGATGCCTTATATTCAGCAGTGGCCGCATATCCGCTGGCTTTTAACGGTGGCAAATGACGGCTACAATCCTATCTTTAAAGCAATACGGGAGAATACAAACGGCGCACAGGATATGTTCTTATCCGAACTTATCCGCATCATGCAAAAATACCCCTGGTGCGATGGAGTGGATATTGACCTTGAAGGTGGTGGAGATTATTCCACAGCGGCGAAGTCCACAGCAATGTTTCAGAATATCCATCATGCCGTGAAAAGTTATGATGCAAGAAAACGCATCAACATCTGCCTTCCCGGCATGACCAGCGTGAACGGCTCGGTCGGCGGAGAGAACTGGTGCGTTTATGCTGACCTTGCTCCTTACTGCGATACGGCATCCATTATGAGTTACGGCATGGCTTGGGCGGGTTCTGCTCCGGGGCCGGTGTCTCCAAGGGATTGGCTGGAAGGTATCTACGACTATGCCGTATCCGTGATGCCGGCGTCAAAGATTTACTTCGGTATGCCGGCTTACGGCTGGAACTGGCAGATTTACGACACGCCGGAGAACCTGGGAGATTATTACCGGGGCGTGTCGCATACCTATTACGGAGCAAAGAACTGGATGACGGGCTACTATCAGTTCAAAGAAACAACACCTGCATCTCCTCAGATTCCTATCATCGCTTATTGGGATGATTACGATAAAGGGCCGTTTGCCCTTCCGCATGTCTACGACTACATGGAAGGACAAGACGCAGAGCATTACAGCTATCCTTTAATGGGTGAGGTTTATAAGCGAAGGCGTTACCTTACCTCTTACGGGAAAACTCAAAAGACAAACTTTGACGGTGTTGTTGTCGATAGAAATGCTCAGCCGGATTCTTATTCAGGCATTGTTTCCATATCAGAATACATGGTTACGCTAGGCGATAATGGTGAAGTTGTATATGAGTTTGATATATCGGAAGCCGGCACATACGATCTGGTCATAAAGCTTGGCTTTCCTTTATGGGATAAAAACAGTGTTTATCTTTCGCTTGACGGCGCAAGCATCCTCGCCGAGGAAAACAGACTTTGGTGGCCATACTGGCGGTCGACTTTTTGGAAGTGTGCATGGAAGGAAGTCTCTCTTTCTGCCGGGACACATACACTCGCCGTGTCGGTTGCCGCCAAAGGCGTACAGTTTTATGGTTTTAAAGTCTGTCAGTCTTTCAGCGAGGAAACGTCCGTCAGTGAAGCAATCTACACCTTATCTCCGAGGAAATTTAAAGATATTAACGGCGTGATGGTGGGACCGAGGGAGGGCTTTAAACTCACCTTTGAAATGCTCCGAAGAAAAGCGGACTCCGCTCTTATCTGGTATGAGGACTTTAGAGACAGAATCATTTTGCCTGAAAGTTACTGGGCTGTTCTTTCCGGAGAATGGGAGGTCTGGCAGGAGGACGACTTTGAGAAAAACCGTCCCTATTCACAGCTTGAAGGCTATGGAGAACTTGCACTGAATTATGAGGGATTTCAAGATCTGCATTTACGAGCGCAGCTCATTTTCCCTGAAAGCTTTACCGGGAGAGCCGGGATTTTCTTAGGTAATCTTTTCTGTTGTCTCAACTACGGAACGCAGGCAGTGGAGCTTTATCAGGGAGATGTTTTATTGGGAAGCTATGAGACCTCTTTTCAAAAAACACCTGGTGCTGAGATACGTGATTCACCCAATATTTATACGATTGAGATGAGGAAGCGTGGAACGAGTGTCAGGGTGTATTCGGGTGCTTCAAACAGACTGCGTTTTCAAAGAACGGTGACGGATACATCAGGCTTTGCAGGCATAAGGGCGGATAGTAAAGTACACTGTCAGCTTTTTCGTGTGGGAGATAGTTATACCTATGAACCTTACGAGCGCTTCGATGTGGTGCTGCCGGACGAAAGCCTGGCAAGCTTTGGACGAATACAGAGAACAGGGGTCTTATGGGATGAAGAGTTTCAAGTCTTTACTGTCACTTCTGACATTGAGGAACACGAGACAAGAACCGAAAACATCTCTCTTGATTACGAGTTCTTTCATTCAAAACTTCTGCCACTGGTCTGCGGTAATGACTATCAAGTGACGGTGATTCCAAAAGACATAAATGTCTGGATATCTCGAATTTTCTTAGGCGATTCAGACGGCTTTTCCATCCTTTATTACCAGGATGTGGATTCGCTCATCTATTGGACTAATGAAGCCGCCTATCGCTGGAAGGTCAGAGGGATATGTATGTGGTCGCTCGGCCAAGAGGATTTAAGGCTCTGGGACTGGTTGCCCAAGCAAGTGTAGCTCGTATCAAGTAATTCATTTTTGACGAAAGTGTCTGCTAAAGGGCGGACATTTTTTTATTTGGAAGGAGGATCTCAACATGAAACAAATCTGGTCTGCCATTCAGGCAGCATACACGGCTGTAGGAGGTTTTCTCGGTTGGTACTTGGGAGGTCTGGACGGATTTCTCTATGCACTCATTGTCTTTGTCGCAGCAGACTACATCGCAGGAGTGCTCTGTGCCATTTACGACAAAAACCTCTCAAGTGAAGTCGGCTTCAAGGGCATCGCCAAGAAGGTGCTCATCTTTGTCTTGGTAGGCATTGGAAACATCATCGACGTATCCATCCTGAAAGAAGGCAGTGCCATCAGGACAGCGGTCATCTTTTTCTATCTCTCAAATGAAGGTATTTCCATTTTGGAAAACTCTGCACATCTGGGGCTTCCGATACCTAATGCCTTGAAAAATGTGCTGGAAACAATCTCAAAGGAGGATGAGGACAATGAATCTCAATAAGCTGATTTTCACAGAGAATGCCTGCTACAAAGCAGGAAGGAAAATAAAAGTAAAAGGCATCATGGTGCATTCGACTGGAGCGAACAATCCATATTTAAAACGCTATGTCGGTCCGGATGATGGGAAACTGGGAAAGAATCAGTACAACAATCATTGGAATCAGCCGATGGATCGGGCAGTCTGTGTGCATGGATTTATCGGGAAGCTTCAGGACGGCTCCATTGCCACCTATCAGACGCTTCCTTGGGATCACAGAGGATGGCATGCAGGCGGTGCGGCAAACAACACGCATACCAGTTTTGAAATTTGCGAGGATGGATTAAATGACCGCTCATATTTTGAGAAGGTATATAAGGAAGCGATAGAACTTTGTGCGTATCTCTGCAAGCTCTATAGACTTAATCCGCTGGCGGATGGAGTCATCATCGGGCACTACGAAGGGCATCAAAGAGGGATCGCATCCAATCACGGTGATCCAAGGCACTGGTTCTCAAAGTTCGGAAAAAGCATGGACACTTTCCGTCAGGATGTGCAAAAGTTGATGAGCGGAAGCTCAGTCACTCCGAGACCGAGTGATGATTCTCCCGCAAAGCTTGAGACAGGCTATTACCGGGTGCGTAAATCCTGGCAGGATAAAAAGAGCCAGATTGGAGCCTATAAGGTGCTTGCCAATGCCAAGAGAAAGGCTGATGAAAACAGCGGCTACTTTGTCTTTGATGATGAAGGAACTGCCATCTATCCGGAAAAGTCTGCTGCTGAATATGGAACTTATACGGTAGTCAGCGGCGATAGTCTTTGGCGGATTGCCGCCAAACTTTTAGGTGATGGAAGAAGGTATCCGGAAATCAAGAAACTGAACGGACTTACATCGGACATCATTCATGCCGGACAAAAACTCAAGATACCGGGAGTAGCACCAGATGTCACAGCGATAAAAGTTGGAGACACTGTTAGGGTGACGGCATCTAACTATGCCACCGGCCAAACGGTGCCTAATTGGGTGAAGGAAAGAACTCACAAGGTCTCACAGGTGGAAAAAGATAAAGTGCTCCTCGGTTGGCCGGATGGTATTGCGTCGTGGCTGCCGATTGATGGAGTGAAGAAAATTTGAACTTAGTGAAAAAACCCTGATTGATGATTGATATGCATGGACTCCTTGTTTGTCTTATACTGCTGACAACTGGATATTAATGAGCAGAGGGTAAAACAAAATGAGAACCATAACAATCAAAGTTACGAATGAGGAATATGCCCATCTTGAAAGCATGGTAGGAAATGATCTTCAGCCGGATCAGACACTAGAAGAGTTTGTGCTAGAAGTGTTAGCAGATAGTTTGCCGTATCTTAGAAGAAACCATTGGCCGAAATATAGGCTGCAAGACTAACGACAGACCATCACGATAATAGGTTTTGCCCCACGGTCTAAGTTGAACTTAGGTCGTGGGGCCATTTTTGTTTCTTGAACCTTTTAACGATTGCCATACTTTTTAACGATTCGTCTTCCGCTTTGTGGTAGGGGGTGCAAAATTCCGAACTTAAATAAAACAATTATCTGAAACAGGTGAAAAATCACTTCAGTTTTACAAAAGTTGACAGGCGTAAATCTGCTGAAATCCCGCTCTTTCAAGGCGTTTCAGCCGTTTTTAGGCATTTGAAAATTGTATCAAAGACGGTAAGAAGATAGATTCCCGTTATGCGACAGGAGAATTAGTGATGGGATGGGTGAAAGAATAAGTGCATAAAGTATCGCAGATAGGAAAAGATAAAGTTCTCCTCGGCTGGCCGGACAGCATTGCGTCATGACTTCGATTGATGGCGTGAAAAAAATATAAAGCTTGCACCACGGTCTATTTCGCTAGGCTTTGAAATCGTTTTTATATCTTGCCCTTACCGGATTTAAATTTTTGATAGCATCGAAACAAACAGAGCCATTGGATATATAATACCTCTCCGCTTTGGGAAAGGGGTGGTAATTTGTCAAGGCGAAGAGCAGTTGCAATTTGTTTTTTGGTCAACAGACTTCGTTTGCTGAACAAACCATGCCGGAATGAGTGTTCGATAAAATAAGTAAAAGAAGAATAGTCTTTCGCATCCACATCAGGACATCTCTTTTGAGTCAGTCGAAGTAAAACCGAATCTACCGATGGTTTGGGATGAAAATCTTCCCTTCTAAAGTAATAAACGATTTCGGTTGTCCAGTTGGATTTTAACAAAATCGAGCGTAAAGTTTCATTGGGTTGACCTATGAAACGTTTAGCGGCTCCTTTTTCTACAACTAGCCAGATATCCGTCGGCGGATTGTTGTCTTCCGTTAACTTTCGAATGATTTTTGTTGTGATGGAAAAGGGAATATTGGCAAATACTTTGTAGCTCCCCGTAGATGGTAATGGGTAGGTTAAGAAATCCCGGTGGATGAGGGATAGGTTGGGGATATCGGCAAGTTTCTGTTTGCTGTAAGCATACAGCTTTTGATCCAGCTCAATCGAGTAGAGATGCTTACAGTGCTGACTCAGCACTCGGCTCAAATGACCTTTTCCGGTACCGATTTCAATCACATGATCATTTTTTGTGATTGAACTTAAACGTACAATGCGTTGCAATATTTTTTGGCTCGTAAGAAAATTTTGAGAATGATGTAAATCACTCTGATTATATATATTGTTTAAACGTGACATGGTGTTATATCCTCCTGCATTTTTAGATTGCTACGAAAGGCAATAAAAATGCAGGTCATGTCACAAAATGGACCCAACCTGCCTGACGAATAACACAAATAGGAAACTATCCGTAGTCCGGAGGATTACAGAAGGTTACTATTCAATGCGCTAAACGAAAAAAGAGACAGGAAATATAGCCCACTCAAATGAATGAAACTGATTCTTATCGCCTGTTATTTTCTGATGCGCATGGAATATAACACCCTATTTTACCTCCGATTTTTATAAAATCACATTGCAAAAATTATATCATATCTATTGGAAGATAGCAAGCTTCGGTTTGGTAGATGGTATAATTACCTTGTAGGCGCCATTGAAAAGTTTCCCAAGACGAGTAGAAACTTATGAATTATTACCAAAGATGAGTGAAATTCATTGTTGTCTTTCCCAACACGAGCAAAAGCAAGGAAATCAAACAGACATCAATCCTACGACCTCCACGCACGTGGAAACAGTTGTGTGTCTTGTCAAAAAGCGATAAAGTCGACCGAGTGGAGTTTGCTTCACATAGCTTGGAAATCTGCATCTCCGAAAGCAAGGAACTGAGAGTCAAGAAATGAAGCG